TTGCCCGCGTGCGGGCGGAGCACAGCCCCGACTCGGACGGCAACTGCGTGGGCTGCGGCGCGGACGGTCACGAGAACCCGATCCCGATCAGCGAGTGCCGCACGCTGGCCGCGCTCGACGGCACGGGCGGAGGTGCGTGATGACGGTGTTCCTGTCCATCTTCGGCGCACTGGCGCTCATCGTCGCGCTCGCCGCCTGGCGGGAGATCACCGCCGTGATCCTCAGCGGCCGGCCGCTACCGGGCACGCCGCGGTGCGATGGCTGCGGTGAGCCGCTGGATGCGTACGACGACATCATCACGCCACACGACTGCACCCCAGCGAGGGCCGAGCGGTGAGGGCGCAGCGCAGAGTCACCGTAGACGAGGTGCGTGAGCGGCAGCACGCGCTCAACCTGGACGACGACGACCGAACCCAGCTGATCGGCTGGCTCCGCGTCGCCGACCCCGAGCTGGTCTCGCGTGCACTGGACGACCTTGAGGCGTACCGGGCCGAGCGTAAGGCGGCTCGCGATGCCGACTGAGATCATGCCCCGTCCCGACCTGCGGGAGCGGTGGGAGCCGGAGGACTCGCCCGTACGGCACCGGCACCGGCGGCCGCGGAACTGGATCATCGCCGAGATCACTGGCCGGCCGCGGCTGCTCGCCGCGATCCTCGCGCTCGGCGCGTTCGCGTTCGTCGGCGGGGGCCTGTTCCACCCGCCCGCCCCGGTGGCCGGCCCGCCGGTGGTCGGCCGTCATCCGACCGCCGGGCCGTCGACCAGCGGGCCGGTGGCGCCGGTGGCCACGGACCCGGTGGGGACGGCTGCACCGAGCACAGGGGCCTCGGTGACGCCGTCCCACGCCGCGCCGACGCCGGCCGCGACACGGCCGCGCGCGACCGCGGCCACGCGGCAGCCGAGCCCGGCGCCGTCCCGTACGCACGCCGCGTCGCCGCGGCCGACCCGGGCGCACACCAGCACGCCACCACCGGCCACGTCGACGCCGAGGGCGCCGTCGACGCAGAAGGTGCCGATGCCATGAGCCGTCGCTGCTGTCCATGCTCGTGCGCGCCGGGCTGCTGCGGCTGCCTCACGCTGCTCGGCGTGGTCGTGCTGCTGCTCGTGCTGGCCGCGCTCCTGTAGACCCCCGCCGCGCCGTCCTGACTGGGGGTCTCGGCGGCGCGGCGGGCCTGACCCCCTGCCGCACCGGCTTCGTGGATGTGGGCGGTGCGGCAGGGCCCGACCCGGGACCCCCGACGACAACAGAACAGGTCCGGCCCCGGCGGGTGCGCCAACACCCGCCGGGGCTGGCCGATCCCCTTCCTGATCAAGGAGTCGGCCGTGACGAATCCTCCCAGCCTGCCCCCATCTGAGGCGTGGCCGAAGACGGCCAGCCGGACGGGGGCGCCAGCATGATGCAGCTGCTCGCCGAGCTGCTCGCCGCGCTCATCTCCGGCGGCACCCGCATCGTGCTCGCCGTCATCTCCTGGTACCCGCCTCTGTGGCTGCGCGTCCTCGCCCCCGTCGCCCTGGCCGCGGTGACGGTCTGGCGGGTGCGGCACATCGACCGGCCGGTGCGCCGATGACCGGCACCGAGCGGGCCGTCCGCTGGTCGACCACCGCGGTGGTGGTCGGCGTCGCCGTCGTCGCCGCCATCGTGAGCTACCGCCACGCGCTCGGCGTCATCCGCTCCCACGGCGAGGACGGCCCCACCGCCTACCTCCTGCCGCTCACCGTGGACGGGCTGATCTACGCCGCGTCGATGGTCATGCTCACCGCAGCCCGCGCCCGGGTGCCCGTGCCGCGGCTCGCGCGCGTCCTGCTGGGCCTCGGCATCGTTGCCACGCTGGCGGCCAACGTGATGCATGGCGCCGGTTCCGGACCGGTCGGCGCGGTGGTCGCGGCGTGGCCGGCCGTCGCGCTGGTGGGCTCGTACGAGCTGCTGATGTGGGTGGTCCGTACGGGCCGGCTGGCCGCCGAGGACGAGGGGGTACCCGACGGCGAGTACGTACTCCCGAAGCTGGCCGAACTCCAGGTACTGGCCGTTCAGGAGTTCGCCGCCGAGCTGGAACGCGGCAAGGTGCCGGGGGTCCGGCCGATCCGCAAGCGGCTCTCCGTCGGTCAGCCGCGCGCGCAGCAGATCAAGGCGTACCTGGAGACCCAGGTACGTACCTGACCCGTACCCGGAGGAGGTCACCGTGACGGATACACCCCGGCAGGCGTGCGTGAGCTGCGGCACGCCGATGACCGGATCTATGTGCACGAACCCGGGGTGCCCGGCGTCGCCGGACCACCACCCCACGAAGTAAGAAGTGATCAAGCCCCCGGGCCTGCGGGTCCACCTTCCACAGCAGTGCCGCAGGCCCGGGTCTCCCGCGAACGGGAAGGCCCATCATGACCTCTGTCCCGGAGATGTGGGAACCCCCGCACCGACCGGACTATCGGCGCATCGCCGAGCTCGAACACGACGAGGACGCCGTGCACCCTGGGGTGTACCTCCCGCACTCCGACACTGAGGTATGGCAGGCGTGCTCCGACCCGCGCTGTGCCGGCGAACAGCGCGAAGCGGACGTGATCGAGCTGCGTCCAGGCGCCCCCGCGCTGGCCGTCGACACCGAGCCGGGTACACCCGAGGTACAGCACCCGGCCGCCGTACCCGACGTACCCGAGCCGGACTCGGACGGCGTCGTCGAGGGCGTCGTCGTCGACCAGCCGGACGTGCTGCCGTGGCAGCGCCGGGAGTCCCGCGTACCCGTGATCCCGCCGTGGATGCGGGACCCGGCGCAGTGGCGTGCCGCCGTGCGGTGGGCCCTGGATAGGGCCGGGTACACCGCGGCGTTCCACCTTGTGCGCGCGCCGAAGTACGCGGTGCGGCTCGCCCTGTGCGCGCCGCGCGGCGCATGGCGCGGCGTCCGGATCATCTGGAGGTGGGTGTTCGACGCCGAGGGCATGCCCCTGCGCAAGGGCGCAGTCGGTGGCGGGGACGCCGGCACATACCTCGCTCTGTCCCGGCAGCGGAACGAGCGCGTGAAGATCCGCGGCTTCACCACCATCGCCTTCATCATCGTCGGCGGGCTCACCCTGACCGTCGTCTACTTCGTCGTCCCCACCGCATTCGACCTGCTCGTCATCTGCGCGATCCTCACGGCGGCGTGGTGCGGGCGCCGCCCGGACCGGCCGCTGTTCGACGCCGCGGTGATCGAGGGGCCGCGCGGCTGGCGGCTCACCCCGGACATGGTGGTCAGGGCGTACATCGCGGCGAAGCTGTGCACCGAGGCGGAGCCGATCACGTTCGCGCCGGGCCGGCCGGTGCACCGCGACGGGGACGGCTGGTCGGCTGTGGTGGATCTCCCGTTCGGGAAGAAGGCGGCCGACGCGCTGAAGAAGGTCGAGGACATCGCGGCCGGCCTCGACGTCGACGAGGTGCGCGTCTTCCTCGAACGCGTACGGGGCGACGCGGGGAGCGCGCGGCGCGTGGAGATGTGGGTCGCGAACAGGGATCCGTACGGGCAGAAGCCGCCGGTCACGCCGCTGGCCGACATGCCGCAGGTCGATTTCTGGAAGCCGATTCCGTTCGGCCTGGACGCCCGCCGCCGGCCGATCGCGTTCTCCCTCGTCTGGTCGTCGATGCTGGTGGGCAGCATCCCGAGGATGGGGAAGACGTTCGCTGCCAGGCTCCCGGTCGCCGCAGCGGCGTTGGATCCCCACGTCAGGTTGTATGTCTGGGACGGCAAAGGCGGCCGCGACTGGAAAGCCTTCCGGGAAGTAGCGCACCGGTACGGCACCGGCATCCGGGCCGCGGTGGTCGAGCACCTGGTGGACACGCTGCAGGAGCTGGTGGAGGAGATGAACCGCCGGTACGAGGCCTTCCAGGAGCTGCCCGACGATCTGTGCCCCGAGGGGAAGCTCACTCCCGCGCTGGCCCGGGACAGGCGGCGGAACATGCCGTTGGAGCTGGTGGCGATCGACGAGGTCCACCGGTACCTCGAACATGACCAGCACGGGAAGCTGATCGCTGACCTGCTCACCGACCTGGTGAAAGTCGGCCCGGCGGCGGGAATCATGCTGGTTTTGGCCACGCAGAAGCCGGACAGTAAGGCGATCCCGTCGAAGCTGCGGGACGCCATTGGCAGCAGGTTCGGCTTGAAGACGATGACATGGCAGGCGTCCGAGGCGATCCTCGGCACCGGCACCAGCAAGGCTGGGATCGACGCGAGCCGCTTGCAGCGCAGCCACAAGGGCGTCGGGTACCTGCTCGGGGCGGACGACGGTGAGCTGGCCGAGAAGGGTGCGCAGGTCGTACGGACGCACATGGCGGACGGGCCGGTCATCACGAAGATCTGTGTACGCGGCCGGGAGCTGCGCGTCTTGGCCGGCACCCTTCAGGGCGTGGCGGCTGGGGAAGAGCCGATGGCCGAGCGGCCGGTGGCGTCGCTGCTGGACGACGTCCTGGCGGTGTTCGAGCAGGGCGAGACGCGGCTGTGGTCGGAGACGATCTGCGCCAGGCTGGCGGAGCTGCGGCCGGAGGACTACGACGGCTGGGACCAGACCCTGTTCGCCACCGCAGTGAAGCCGTACGGGATCGAGACGGCGCAGATGAACATGCAGCACCCGGACGGCGGTAGGCGCAACCGGCAGGGGATCACGCGTAGCCAGGTCACCGATGCCCTGGCGGAGCGGGGCGGCCGCCGGGTCTAGCCCGCTACACCGCAGGTCAGGAGGGGTGGCCGGTGGGTAGTGGGGGGTCTACATGTAGGGGATCATGCTCTACCTGTAGACCCTCGTGTAGACCCCCGCCGGGCTACGGCAGGCCGCGCCGCTTCCGGTCTTCCAGACGCTCGATCTCCGTACGGATCCGGTCGGCGCGCGCGGCCGCCTCGTCCCGCCGGCGGCGTACCCGGTACCGCTCGCTGCGGATCCGGTCCTCCTCCGCCTGGGCGGCGACGAGCTGGTCGAGCAGCTCGGCGGCGCGCTCGCTGGCGGCGTCGAACCGGCGGTCGATGAGTTCGAGCTCGCCGGCCGCGGCTTCGGCCTGGCGGGTGGCGGTGGTCAGGCGCCGGCGTGCGTCGGCGAGCTGCTGCGCGACGCTCCGCCCCCGTCTGCCGCCTGGTCCCCCCGGCCGTGGCACAGGGTGATCATGCCCGGGACGTGGGCGGATACGCAGGCGAGCCGGGTGGCCAGGAGGTTTACCGACCTGGGTGGCCGTTCGTGGCCAGGGCTGATTCCTCTCCGTGACCATGATCCTCGTGGCACGATGCGGCCACGGGAAAGGGTAGAAGGGGACCACGTATGACAATGCAGCCCTTACAGCCAGGGCAGGAACCCATGCTGCCGATGCGGACGCATGAGCAGCGAGTGTCGATCCTCCAGGATGCGATCGCGGATCGGCTCCGCCAGGGCTGGCGGGTGGAGATGCAGGCGACGCCGTACGCGGCGACGCTGACGAAAGGCCAGCCGGTGAACCACATCCTGCACCTGCTGCTGTCGATCTTCACGTGCGGCTTCTGGGTGATCGGCTGGATCATCGTGGCGGCGACGGGCGGGGTGCAGCGCCAGACGGTGGCGGTGGATCCGTACGGCCGGATCACGCGCTGAACAGCAAAGCGCCCCACCACCTGCAACCCCCGAAGCAGGCGGTGGGGCGTCCAGGACCACGAACAGGTCCTGATGCTACCGGCCGTGACCGCGCCGGACGGCCGGTGTGAAGCAGTGGCGCCCCGCCCACGGGGCGAAGGCGGGGCGCCGATGGGGGACCGAGGCTGCTACAGCACGCCAGCGTTCCACCACCGAGAGTACTAGGCGGCAAGATCGACATCCCGCTTCTTGTACTGCGGGGCGCGCGCGTACCCGAGCAGCACGCCGGCCTTCGGCCAGCGCGTCTCGATCCAGCGGACGGCCGCGTGATACGCGGCGCCCGCGGTCGCGGTCACGATCGCCGTGACGAGGCCCTCGTCGAGGTCGAGGCCTATGCGGGCGGCCTGGCCGACGATGACGCCGACGATGATCGGTACGAGCGTGCGGACGAACGACGGAAGCACGATCACTCCTTCGCGGGTATCGCGGCCCGGACGAGCGCGTCCTTGGCCTCCAGGAGCTTGTGCAGCCCTCGCGTCAGCTCCGGGTCGTCGGTGGGGATGACGTCGAGCATGTGGTGCGCCAGCTCGCACACCGGGCGGGACACCTTCTGGAGATCGGGGCGGAGGTGGTCGTAGGTGAAGTGCCGCATCACGTCCTGGACGGCGCGATGCCGGTCGGTCAGGGCCATGCTCTCCTCTTTCCGCAGGTCACGGCGGGTGGTATATGCGCTGGTATGTTGTCCGGCGCTCTGCCTGGTCAGGTGGTCGGGTCGGCGTCGTGCACGACGACGTCGACCGTGGACTCCTCCAGCGCCTTCCGCACGGCCGCGTCGATCCGCGCGACCAGCCCGTCGGCGTCGAGCCCGGCCAGGTTGCCGAGCGCCTTCACCAGCTCGTTCTGGGTGGCGCGCAGGGCGGCCAGCTCCTTGAGCTGCGCGTCGCCCTGCTGCGTCTGGTACCGCAGGTGCGTACCGGCCGGCCACACCTTCTTGAAGTCCGGCCCGGCCGGGATGTTCTCGGTCCACACGTCCTTGGCTGCCACGTCGTCTCCTCCTTGTCCGAGCGCGCGCAGCTGCGCGGCGCTCAACTGGCTGACGTTCTTGTCGATCGGGTTGTCGGTGTGCTGGTGGATCGCCCACGTCTTCCAGGGGCCGAGCGGCATCGGCGGCTTCCCGGCCGCGTACGAGGGGGCAGCGATCCACAGCGGGTAGCCGCCGAGTCCCGAGCAGCTGCCGTTGCGGGCGAACGAGATGAACGTGTAGACGATCGGCCGGATCCCGGTGGCCGTCTGCACCCGCTCGCACCAGCCGCGCGCGAACGCGGCGATCTGGCCCGGCGTACGGCCGTCGGCGACCTCCAGGTCGAGCGCCAGGAGGTCACCGTCGTGCAGGCCCTGCGCACGCACGACGGAGACGAAGTGGTCGGCCTCGCCCGCCACGGAGTTGTCCGGGTGGGCGAAGTGGTACGCGCCCCGCACCAGGCCGCGGGCCTTCATCTCCCGCCAGTTCCGCGCGAACTGCGGGTCGCGGTATGCGGTGCCCTCGGTGGCCTTGGCGAGAGCGAACGCGATCTTCTGACTTGCCCAGTTGAACGCGCCCTGCCAGTTGCTGACGTCGATCCCGTGGATCATGACTTGACTCCTGTAAAGATGCCGAGGGCGACGCCGGCGATCGCGACGATCAGCGACACGACGGCGATCACCTGCTTGGACCGGGCGGACAGCTGCGCCTCCGTGACGGCATCCCGCTCGACCTGGCGCAGCCGTACGTCGTGGTCCTCCAGGCGGCGGGTGTGCTCGTCGTCGCGCCGGTCGGACGCGTCGAGACGCTGCAGGATGATGCCGAGCTGGCCGTTGATCTGGGCCAGCCCCACGTCGACGGAGCGTTTGAGCTCGGACAGGGCGATGCCGACCGCCTGCGGGTCTTCGGTGTCGCTGCTCATGGCACCGGCACCACGATGATCTCGCGGACGAAGATGTCGCTGGTCGCGCTCGGCGTGCCGCCCGTCTTCAGCGTGTAGTAGTACGTCCGCGCGTAGTACGTCTCCCCGGCGGTGAGTCCGGTGACCAGCGTCGCGCGGGAGGCGAACATCGCCTCGGGTTCGGGTGGCGAGGTGACGAACTCGTGGAAGCTCCCGGACTCCACCTTGGTGCCTCGGGTGTCCGGGCCCTGGTACACCTCCGGCCCCAAGAACACGCGGTTCTGCCCGGCGTTGTCGCGCAGCCCGCCGCCGACGATCACCAGTACCCGGCCGGACGTCGGGGCCCGGAAGGTCACGCCGACCTCTGGGCTCCCCGGGGTGTTGGTGGTGTCGCCGAAGTTCAGGACGTCTTGGACGGACTGCTGCCAGACCGCGCGTGGGGTGTCGATGCCTTTGACCAGCGTCAACGTTGCCCCCTCACGTCGGGATGATGATCAGTTGGCGGTCGGAGATGTCGCACGTGTTCCCCGCGTTGACCTTGTAGAGGAGCCGCGCGTAGTGGGTGGCGCCCGCGGTCAGGCCGGTGACGAGCGTTCCGCGGGAGAAGTAGTGGAAGTCCAGGCCTGTACCGGCGGTGCCGCCGATCAGGCCGCTCTGCCCGATGTAGCCGGACAGCTGCTCGTTCGCGCTCTTCTTGAGGGTCCCGGCTGCCGAGGTGCCCTGGTAGATCTCGTAGTCGAGGCTCACCTTGTTCCCGGCGCCGGAGTTGTCCCGGGTACCGCCGCCGACGAAGACGAGCACCGTACCGGACGGAGGCGCGGTGAACGTCGTCTCGACCACCGGGGTGCCGGTGATGAAGGACGTCGAGGTGATGTTCGCGACGCTCGACTGGTCCTCCGCCTGCACGGCGGCCGGCCGGTCGGTGGCGCGGATCCTCGCGCCTGCCTTGATCGTCATGGGGTCGGCACCACCGTGATCTCGCGGTCGAAGAGATCGGCCGTGCCCGCCCCGGCCTGGCATTTATGCAGGACACGCGCGTAGTACGTCGCCCACGGGGTCAACCCCTCCAACAGCGTGAAGCGGCTGTAGGCAGAGGACGCCCCGCTCGACGGCGACATGACGGCGCGCTCATTCAGGTTCGCCGGGAGGAACAGGGTTCCGGACGCGCTGGTGCCGAGCCACACCTGCGGGGTGAGCACGATCCGGTCGGGCCCTCTGAACTGGCCTCCCACCCCCAGCAACACCCGGCCGGAGGTCGGCGCTACGAAGGTCACGCCCAGCTCCGGCGGCCCGGACACGTAGGTGGTGTTCGTGATGTTGTTGAAGTCCGTCGAGTCCGCGGCGTACGCCGCGTCGGGCCAGTCGGCGGCCAGCACGCGGGTGCCGGCGGCAAGGTCAGACATCAGCTCCCCCTCTCCTCTACAGGGCCCGGATCGCGGGCTGGTACAGGCGCACGTCCTCACCGGCGCCATGGCTCTTCACCACGCCGGCGACGCTGCGGGTGACGGTGAAGGTCTGCGGGCTCGACGCCCCGGAGATCGCGGTGACGGTCATCCGCTCGCCGCCCACGACGATGTCCAGGGGCAGGTCGCCGGCCGCTGTGGTCCACACCGGGCCCGCGCTGGTCGCCACGGACAGGGACGTCGCCGAGCTGGTCACGGCGGACGCCAGCGACGACCCGGCCGTGTCGTACCGGTCGGAGTCGTACGTCGCGACGACCAGCGGCGAGTACGGGGACAGCGCGAACTGGAAGGTGCGGGTGAAGCCGGCGAGCGTCTCGGTGAGCCCGCCGACGATCTGCTCGATCGACCCGGGCGGCAGCCACGCCGGCGGGTTGGCCACGGTGAGCCGGTCGCCGATGTCCACCGCGACCAGGCCGGCCTGGACGGTGGCGTCGGCGACGATGTCGTCGCGGGCCATTTCCACCCCGAGCGTCGGGTAGCGGGGTTCGTCGACGGTGCCGCGGTGCAGATGCCAGCTCGCTTGGCCGATGGTGTCGAGGTCGCGGTACAGGGACAGCTCGAGCTCGGTGACGTAGGCGCCGACCCCGCGTGGAGGGGCCGCGGTGGACAGGGCCGAGGTGGTGTCGGTGACGTGCGTGCTCGATCCGCCGGACCTGGCCACGGTGACGTCGTTCGCGGTGTACCGGTCGTCGTCGACGGGTTCCAGCTCGCCGAACAGGTCGGTGGTGTAGTCGAGGGTGACCGTCGCGGCCCGGTTCTGCATGGACGCGCGCGTACGGATCGCCAGTGCCACGAGGTCACGCGGCTCGAACAGGATCCCGTCGTCGGTGGCGACGCACTGGTTCAGCAGGTTGATCACGGTGTCGGGGTCCTGCGGCCCCATCGCCGGGGTGTCGTCTGGGTCGCCGTACACCCTGGCGTACAGGCCGTTCTCTGCGGCGAGCCGCAGGAACCGCCGCCCGGCCGTCTCACCGGCGTACGCCTTCACCTGGTCCAGGTCGTCGAAGATGCTGACGACTCGGTCGTCCACCTCGATCTGTCCGATGCTGATGTCGTCGATGCCGCCGCCGTTGTTGACGGTGATGCTGGTCGCGCGGCCGATATCGGTGCCGGCGGCGGTCTGCGTGTTGAACAGGCCGGTGGCGGCGCCGATCTCGTACGTCGCGATCGTGGCCTGCACGTTGGAGCCGACCTGCGTGAGCAGGATGCTGACCCGGAGGTCCTTGCCCTTGACCGCGAAGTTGATGTCGCCGGAGGAGTAGATCGGCGTCGAGGACCCGGAGGCGAATGCTTCCAGGCGCAGCGACCCCGCCCCGGCCGTGCGGTACGACAGGTGCCACAGGGCCGCGCTCCCGCCGGTCGAGACCGCGACGATGGACTGCCCATCACCCGTCTGCGTGTCGGAGGGCACGTTCATCAGGAAGCGGACCTGGATCTCGCCCGTGTCGCTGTACGGCGGGACCGCGCCGAGCCACATGCTGTCGTTCAGCGTGGGGATCGGCAGGGTGCAGTGGAATCCCGAGTAGCCGGCGAACCCCGGCTGCGCGCGGGAGATGACCATGGGCGGGCCGCCGATGCCGGACGTGATCCGCTCGGCGTCCTCGCCCTCCTCACACGGCCAGTACGCGCGCACCGTGGCTTTCCGGGAGAGGATGCGGGTCAGCGTCGACTGCACCGGCACCGAGCCCTGCTGCGCCCGGCGCAGCAGCCCGGACGCGGTGACCGGCGTGTACACGTCGATGCCGGTCGAGTCCGCGCGCGCCGGCCACTCCGACACCTCGCCGCAGAAGCGCAGGCCCGCCGGGGCGACCACCGCGGCCGCGGCGCCGATCACCCAGCCCAGGCCGGCGTCATCGACGAGCGGCGAGGCGTTGGTGCCGGTGGCCCCCTCGGCGACCGTACGGAAGTCCAAGTCGGCCTTCGCGGTGCCGCCGATCCCGTTCAGCACCTGCACCGCGTAGTAGGCGCCGTTGAACTCGCGCAGCCCGGAGCCGTCGGCGCGGGCGAGGGTGATGGCTGCGGTCGAGTCGTAGATGCTGGTGGTGCCCGCCGTGACCACGGCCGAGCCGAGCTGCGTCCACGGGCCGTCGATCGTCGGCGCGGTGTAGAAGGTGACGGTGCAGCCGCTGGCCCCGTTGTTCACGTCCAGCGTCGCCCTGATCGCCAAGCGGCTGGCGGTGGTGTCGATCGCCGCCGTGCTGGTGATGAAGTGCGACGTGCCGCTGGTGCCGTCCACTGACCAGCCGAACCCCAGCCTGCCGGTGACGTCGAGGTACAGCAGCCACGACCGCTGATCGCTGGCCGTCGTGTACTTGCTGATCAGCCCGACCCGCTGCTGCCACACTCCGGACCGGGGAGCCACGTCGACACGCACGTCGATGTCCCCGGTGATGTCCAGGCCCGGCACGTCGTACGCCTTGACGCCGGTGCCGTCCGGGGCGCCGGTGTAGTCCAGCCACGTCGCCGGCGCGGCCGGCCGGTCCACGCTCACGCGGATGGGGCTGTTGCGGCCGATCTTCCCGTACCAGGGGGACAGGGCTGCGCGCGGCGAGAAGCGCAGGTCCCGGTTGTTCAAGGTCAGGTTCAGCGTGGAGGGGTCGGCGGTGCTGGCCTCGTCGGACTGGCCGCGGTGGATCTCCACGACGTCCCGCGCGTACACGTACTCGGTGATGTCGGTCCAAGCCCCGGCCACCTGCAGCTCGACGGTGGTCGCGAGCGGCGCGTTCGGGAAGGTGGGCGGCGTCACCGGCGGCGCCGGTTTCAGCGCGAGGGTGGCGTACACCCATGCGCGGGACTGCGGCGACGTGGCGGTCAGCGTGCCGGTCGCACCGGCCGTCGCCTTCGTCATGTCGAACGATGCGATGGCGGCGTTGTTCACCGCGGCCACCGTGCTGCACACGTTCCCGGCGTTGCCCATCCCCGCCGGGGCCGTCCAGTTCGTGTAGCTGGTGCCGCCCGGGGTGGTCTGCCCGTACGCCGCCACCACCACCGCGCCGTCCGTGGCGGTGGTGAGCGACGCGGCCGCGACACTCGCTGTGGCCGTGCCGGAGCCGTCGGCGAACGCCGCGACGTCCAGGGGTTCGCCGGGGTCGACACCGCGGTACACGCGTACGACGGCGGACAGGCCGTTCACCTGCGCTGAAGCGATACCCGGCGACACCGTCACGCTGGTGTCGCCGGAGTTGAGGACCTTGGCGGACACCGCGATCTGCGCGGCCGCACCCGCATCGAACGCGGCGGGTGGGTCCCAGCCCGTCGCCGACCAGCTGGCCGTCGTGGACGAGGTGACCTCGGCGAACAGGACCGCGACGTCCCCGCTCTCGAACCCATCGAAGTCGCCCGGGTCCGAGCCGTCCGGCATGGGCACGGTGCGCGACGTCGCGCCGGCCGCCGAGGATGCCGACGACCGGATGCCGACCAGCTGGATCGCCATCAGGCCCGCCCACTGCCGAGGACGGCCTGGACGTTGCCGCCCTTGCTGCGGACCGCTTTACGGATCGGGTCGATCACGACCTCGGCCAGCTTGGACGACCCGATCTGCACCGTGACGTGGGTCGGCGACGAACCGGTGGCGGCGGTCCTCAACGATCCGGTCTTCGCCTTCCCCGACGGGTTGCCGAGGCTGGTCAGACCGGAATGTTTCCCGAGGATCGCGAGCCCGCCGGACGATCCGGTCTTCGCCTTCCCCGAGGGGTTGCCGAGGGTGGTGAGTCCCGAGCCGCTCTTGCCGAGCGTGGTCAGGCCGCCGGTCTTCGCCTTTCCCGAGGGGTTGCCCAGGGTGGTGAGTCCCGAGCCGCTGCCCGAGGTGGACTTCCGGACCGAGGACGACACGCCCCCGGTGATCGTCCGGCCGAGCTTGTCCAGCTTGGCGCCGAGCCCGTCCACGATCCGATCCGCCAGCTTCGACCGGGAGATGCCGGAGGCGAAGGTCGCGGCCCAACGCTGAAGCACGCCGCTGCTCGCCCCCTTGGACGGCGCGCTGCTGCTGCCCGTGGCAGCGAGCTTGCGTTTGGAGTCCGGGTTGGAGGTGACGTGGGACCCGCCGGGCAGGTTGAGCAGCTCGGGGCCGGACTCGCCGACCAGCACCGTGCCGCCCCGCCCGCCGCCGGTCGCGGCCGCGGTGACACCGCCCGTGGCCTTCGCCCCGACCACACCGCCGTGAGCGAATGGGCTGAAGTTCTTGACCACCCGCAGGGTGGCGGTGAAGACCCGCCCGGCCCAGTTCCTCGCGGCCGCCAGCGCGCTGTTCACGGCGGACCACACCGCATTCCTGGCGGTCAACAGGGCACGGTACGTGGCGCGGGCGAACCGCAGCGCCGCGGCCCGCGCGCTGGCGACTGCGCCACCGGCCCGGTTCACCGCCCTCATGACCGCGCGGTACGTGGCGCTGGCGAAATTCCGGGCCAGCTTCCGGGCGCCGGCGATCGCGGAGCCCGCCCGGTTCACCGCGCGCATCGCGGCCCGGTAGGTGCCCTTGGCGAAATTCACGGCCGTACGGCGCGCCGCGTTGATGATCCGGCCCGCAGTGTTCTTCGCGCCGATGACCGCGCGCCACGTTTTCTTTGCGAAACCGGACGCTATTCCCTTCACTTTGTTGAATACCTTCGACGCGTTGTCCTTCACGTCGAGGGACATCGACATCTTGTTCTTGCCTTTGCTCTTACTGCCCCCGAAAAGATCCGAAAAGAATCCTTTGATTTTCGGCCCCCACTTGTCGAGGCCGAGGTGATCGAGGAGTGCACCGAGCGGCGAGAGCACGTCGAAAAGGTTCCGCCACATGTCCTTCGTGCCGGTGAACTTGGATATCGAGTCGTAGGCTTTTGCCAGCGCTCCCGCGATATTCAGCGCAAGGGGGATGAGTTGCAGCAGCCCAGTGATGATCCCGGCAAACAAGTCCGGATTCGCACTAATAGTCTCCGAAATGGATATGATCGCATTCGAGATCTGCTCGAAGATCCCCGGCAGCTGCGGGCCTAGGGCATCCATCAAATCGGTAAAAGCCTGCGCGATCGGCTTAATCGCTGGCTTCAAATTCGCGAATGCAGTTCCAAGATTTGTGAAAAATCGCTCAAGTCCCGGCCCGAGGATATTCTTAAAAGCGCCCTTCAATGCGGGGCGGAACTGATTTAGGACGCGTCGCGCATTTGACAGCATCGACGAAAAAGCGCCCTCCATCGGGCGACCGATGTCCTTTAGCCAGGTGGCTGTGAATTTGTGGAAGGATTTAATCTCCTTCTTCACCGGCTTGAGCCGGGACGCGGCGATCAGGCCCAGCCCGCCCAGGCCCGCGCCGAACGCCAGCACCACGCCGGTCGCCAGCGCGGCGCCGGCCAGCGGCGCAGCGGCGGCAGCTGCTGCGATCAGCGGGATGAGGATCATCGGCGAGGTGATGCCGCCCTCGAAGACGTTGGCGAAGCCCTTGGTGGCGGCGCGGCCCGCGGTCTGCCCGGCGTCGCTGGCGGCGCTGCCGAAGTGGATCCCGAACGTGTGGCCGATCCGACGCCCGACCGAGCCGAGCACCCCGCCGACGCGGGCAATGAACGAACGCCGCACCCCCGACGCTGCCGCGCTGCCCGCCTGCGAACCGGCGCGCGAGAGGCCGCCTGTCAGGGCACGGCCCGCGCCGGCCGCGGCCGCCCCGCCCATGTCCGCCCCGGCTCGCGCGAATCGGCCGCGCGCGTCACGCAGCTGCGTCCCGGCGGAGAAGTTGCGGGAGAACTTCCCCCCGGCCCGGCTGCCCGCGTTACCGAGCTCGGTCTCGGCGCGCTTCCCGGCGTCCCGGGCGCCGTCGCCGATCTCCTTCTCGATCGCGTCGCCGGCGCCGCTCGCTCCGGCGGTGACCTCCTTCTTGATCTCCTCGCCGATCTTCCGGACGTCGGTGTCCTTCTTGGCGGAGACGATGATCTCGATGCGGTTAGCCATCGTCACCACCACCTTCCGGCTCGGGGGTCCCGAGGTTCTGGATCGTGATCAGTCGGAGCAGGTCAGCGCCCTCGGCGTAGATCTCGCTGGGGAGCTTGTGGAAGCGGTCGCACAGGCCAAGGACCAGGTCGGCCTCGTCTAGCTCGGGGGGCTTTCGGACAGGGGTTCCATCGGAATGGACACCGCCGGCGAGCTCGCGCCAGGCTCGGAGCCTTTTCCCAGGTCTCCGTCGGAGTTCTCGGACACCCCGGTCACCGCGGTGAACCATTCGGTGATGATCGCGAGGCCCATCTCCAGGTCGACCCGGCGCATGCCCTCGGGGGTGGGCGGGACGTCGCCCTCGTCGTCCTCGAAGTTCCAGGACACGAGGGCGTCGGCCGCGAAGTCCTGGAACATGCCGGTGATGGCGTCCATGTCCTCGGGGCCGAAGTCGTCGCCGCGGTCCTTCAGCGCGATGAGCGGCCCGAACTTGTCCATGGCGCCGATCGGCAACGGCCGCGCCTCGACCTCCAGGCCGGCGAACTCGGTGCCGTCGGCCCAGCGCAAGGCGTACGTCTTGTTGCGTCGAAAGCCCATAACGTTATGACCTTTGTCCCCGTAGAAATAGTTAGCTGTTGGTCCAGGCCGGCACCGTGCCGTCGGCGAGCACGCCCGGGCTCTGCCAGGTCAGCTCTCCGGAGTCGGCGCGGGTGACCTGGTAGTCGGTGAACAACGTCTCGACGGACAAGAACGGGTTCGCGTTCGCGGTGGGCTGCAGCTTCAGCGTGCGCAGCACCCCGGTGCTGGTGACGTCGGACAGCACTGCGTGGCTCTTGCCCGCGGCGGCGTTGAAGATCCCGTTCAACGTCACGCTGAAGTCGGCCAGGAGCAGGAGCCGCTCCATCGCGTACTTGTCCAGGCCGGTCACCTCCTGCACGGCCCTCGGGGTGCTGCACTCCCAGTTGGTGATGTCGTTGCTGATGGTCTGCGGCGTGCCGCTGGAGTCGTCGAGGGTCACCGCGGACCCGAGGCCGCTCGTCTTGGCCATGGCCCTATCCCTTCCGTTTCTGGTCGGCGAGCCGTTCGGTGTGCTCGCCGAAGTCCTCGGCCCAGTCGGCGCCGTTGGTGTGGTGGCGGATCAGGCGTCGCTCGCCGAACGGCGTACGCCAGTCCCCGGACCGGACGATCCAGGTCTCGGGGATGGTCTGGTGGTCGGCGAAACAGCGCTGGCCCGGCTCGAACCGGAACACCGTCAGGCCGGCGCCGTCCCGCTGCTCGGTGAATGTGCGCCCCGACTGCTGCCGGATGTAGGCGGCCTGCGCCTGGCCGAGCTGGGTGGTCTCGTCGACCTTCGATTCCCAGCCGTGCCGCCACGCCAGGCAGCCCACGTCCCGGCACGCGGCCTTGACCGTCGTGTCCGGGCGGCGGCGGACGGCGAACGTCTGGTACGCCGATGCCGGGCCGGCCGGTTCGATCCTCGTGAGCCGCTGCATCAGAACTTCACCGCCACCTGGTTGCGGACGAACACCACGGCGAACGTGCACTCCGTGAACGTCCCGCTGGTGGAGACGCGGACGTACCGGTCGACCGTGCCGGTCACCGCCTTGCGCTCGCTGGTGGGGCCGGTGGCGGCGGTGAAGTCGATCAGCGCGGCGTACGTCGAGTCGTCCGCCGAGTCCTCGATGCTGACCGTGCACGAGGTGCCGGTGAAGGAGAAGACGTGCAGGTACGCCTGCGCGCCGAAGGTCGTCTGCGCCGCCTGGTCGAGACCATCACCGTCGGTGGCCGCCGTGTCCGTACGCTTACCGCCGTCGATCTGGACGCCCCACTCCAGGCCGAACTGGTTGGCCTGCGCTTCCGTCTTCAGCGTCAGCGCGCCGTCGTCCGCCCGCGTGGGGTCGTAGCCGATCTGCTTCCCGATGCAGCAGGCCGCTGGCGAGCCGGCCGCCGTACCACGCAGGTACGTCACGAGTCGGTCGATCGTCGGCAGGTCGTCGAGGACCGGGTGAGCCCGGTCCGCGTTGAAGAACGAGGTGAAGCTGATGCCGCCGTCCCGGATGCCGCCCTGCCGTTCCATCGCGGACCGGTCGATCGTCGTGAAGTCGAGCGCGGCCGGGCCGCCGTGAATGCTGTCCAGGCCCTGGATGTCGCCGGACAGGTCGAACCCGTCCACGTAGGCGTTATCGCCGAGCCCGCTGGTCTTCGCCATCTACGGCGCCTCCTCCCATGCGTCGTTGCAGATCACCGAGAGCGCCAGCGACATCACCCGGTACTCGTGGGCGTCCATGGTCAGATAGCCGGCCTGGCCGGTGAACGGCTGTCCCTGGGAGCCGAGGACGTCGATCATGCGGGCTTCGCCGTCCAGCTCGAACGCGCCCGCCAGGGACTCGAAGAACGCCGAGGTCGCGGAGAGCAGCTTGGGATCGAGGTCGTCCTGCGGTTCGGTGTTGCCGGGCAGGTAGATCCGGCCGTTGAACGGAAGCGCGACCGACACGGCCGTCAGGCCGGACGCGCGAATGGCGACGACGCCATTCGTCCACAGGGCGAGGGTGAGCCCGCTGCCGGGCGCCGCGCGCGGTTCGTGGGTGTGGACGTTCTCGAACACGCCGAGCTGGCGCGCATGATCGGCGATCTTCATGAGGACCGCGCCGGCGTCGAACATCAGCCGTTGATCCTCTCCAGGTAGGGGCGGAGCGTCCGCTCGCAGATCGCCTTGACCCGGGGCTCGATGGAGGTGACGGCCCGGTCCCGGGAGTGGTAGCCGCGGAATCGGGTGACCGGGGCGTTGCGGGAGCCGATGCCCTCCAGCCAGAAGCCGTAGATGATGCCGCGGTCGTGGACGACGGTGCTGGCGCCTTGGCGTTCAGTGGTGACCTGCGTCCAGTAGTACGGCGTCGGGTGCTTGAAGGACAGGTTCATGTAGCGGTGCCACTCGGCGGAGGCGGCGTCGGCGACGTCGTCTCGCATCTTCTCGGTGGCGTCGTGGATGAGGCGGTCGGCCTGGCCGTCGAACACGGGCCCGTACGCGCGCACGCTCACGGTCATCGCTACACCGCCCGGACCCTGGCCTTGCGGCCGAACCGCTCGTACACCTGGTTCCGCTTGGAGCTGAGGCCCACACCGCGCTCATCCTTGTACGACCGGATGTTCGAGGTGGTCACCGTGTTGCTCCTGGCGTTGTCGGAGACGCCGCCCTTGCTGGCGTAGCCGGCCTGCTCGCCGAGCAGCTGGACGACGGCTTCCGCGACGGCGAGGTCCCGGACCAAGCCCGGCGGGGCATACCGGGCGACCGCCGCCGCCTGGCTGTGGGTGGCCGGCGTGGTGCCGAGCGCCCCGCGGGTGACCTTCAGCCGCCGTGCCGCCCACACGGCGGTGCTGGTGGTGTGGGCGGCGAGCACGCTGCCGTCCCACGCGCGCTTCACGGTGAGGGTGTTGCCGGCGATGTCGACGACGAGCATCCGCTCGGAGTCGACGAGGATGACCTCGTCTTCGGTGAACGCCGACCCGTCGGAGACGGTCACGGAGACGGCCGCGTTGGTGGCGCCGAGGTCGGCGGTGATGGTCTGGCCGGTGTCGAGCTGGCGGCGCCCGGTGACGAGCATCCGCTCGGCGTCGACCAGGAGCGTGTCGCCGACGCCGACGTCCGCGCCGGAGGAGACGTCCACCGTGGTGGCCGAGGCGGACGACACCGCGGCGACGAGGGTGCCCACCGCGCTGGTGGTGGCCCGGTACCCCCAGGTGCCGGTGACGACGATGGCCTGCTGGAAGGTGTCGCCGGCCGCGAACGAGGCGGGCCCGGCGAGGTTGATCTCGATGTGGTCGTACGGCGCCGCGTCCCGCCCGTCGCTCCTGCGGAGCAGGTAGTCGCCCGGCGCGACGGTCACCCCGCCGGCGACCAGCGAGGTGACGGAGATGATCTCGTCGGAGTCCAGCCAGAGGCGCCACGGCACCGCGTACTGGCCGTTCGGCCAGTCCCACGACCGGGTGTCGTCGGCCACGTCAAAGCGCCGGTGGCACAGGCCGTCGATCGCGTCGGCTGCGGCCTCGATGGCTCGGTCGACGCGCCGGTCGGAGCGGGCCGTCTCCTGATAGTCGAGGGCGCGCTGGACGTCCTCACGGGTGCAGTACGCCGCGCGGCTGATCGCCATGGTTCACCTCCCTCGCGTGATCGTCGTCAGGCGTCAGCGTCCGTCTTCGGGCCAGCGGTAGCCGTCGTACTTGCAGAAGAGGCCGCCCTGGGGGCCCGCGGTGAGTGGCTCTCCGTCGTTCGGGCAGGCCTCCGGCGGTTGCTCCTGCTCCTGGCGGACGTAGCCGGAGGCTTCGTTGTAGATGTCCCGGAGCTGCTCCCAGGAGATGGCGCACCTCCCTCATCGCCGTCGGCCGGCATCTCCAGCTCGGGGCCGGGCTCACCGACGAGGACCGGCACGCCGGGCGGCTCGGCGGCGGCGTTGGTGGCCCCGCCGTGGCGGGTGATCTTCGGCATGTTGTCTCCCCTGTACGGGTCGCCGTCGTAGATCTCGGCGCGCTCGGAGCGGCAGTGCGGGCAGTTCGCCAGGTCCACCGCGTACGACGCCGTGCAGTCGACGCAGACCCGTACGCTCACCGCCCGCACCCCTCTCCGTCTACGCCTGCGGGTTGGCCAGCTGCTCGGGCGACCGCTGCACGTTCAGGTCGTGCAGCAGGTACAGGACCGCGCCGAGCTGCGCGTTGGTGCCCACGTCGGCCACGTCGAGCGAGATCCACTCGTAGTCGTCCGAGAGCTGCGCCGTGTTGACTTCGATCACCACGATCTGCTGGTGCTCCGCCGAGGTGCCGGCGCCGCCCGGGTCGGCGATCGTCGCGGCCACGCTCTGGGTCTTCTTGACCCAGGTCTCGGACCCGGCCAGCGTGGCCGCGTCCTTCAGGTAGTAGTGGTCGATCACCGCGAGGTTCGACGTGGTGCCGCCGGTCGCCGCGGTGTGCTGCTTCAGCGTGACCGTCGGGTCGTCGCCCGCGGTGCCGGCGCCCTTGAACAGGACGATGGTCACGCCGCTGGCGTTCTTCAGGTGGACGCGCTTGCCGGTGACCGCAGCCGAGCTGAGGTCGACCGGCGCGGCGCCCGCGACGACGTCGATCAGCCGTCCGAGTGCTTCCATGATCGGTACCTGATTCCCTTCTGTTACTGCTGGTCAGGCCGCCGTCAGGAGGTCTCGGCCTTGAGCTTGACGATCGGGGACAGCGTCGGGCCGCCGTTCGCCGGCGTGATCGCGGACTGCAGCCACGGGCGGCCGTCGACGCGCTCGATGATCCTGAACGCGACCTCGTCGACGTCGAACTTGAAGTCGTCGGACTGGCGGGCCTGCATCGCCTGCCGGTCGCCGATCAGGTAGAAGCCGAAGTCCACGAGGCTGAGGTCGCCAGCCGAGCCGAGCGCCGGGGTCTTCTCGGTGAACACGACCGGCCTGCCGAGGATCGTCATGGGCGGGGCGCCGATGACCTGGCCGTTGTTCAGCCACACGGCCGGGGACGCGACGCCGTTGGCGTCGGAGATGACCATGCTCGCGAGCTGCGGGAACGTGTCGATGCTCGCGATCCACACCGACCGCGGCATCGACTGCGGCAGCATGCGGGAGAACATGTTGACGACGTCGGTGAACTTGATCGCGCTGGCGGTGGCCCGCGGTACGGGAATCGCGGCCGCGCCGTTGAGCACGCCGAGCGGCTCGCCCACGCCGGAGCCGGTGAGGAACGCCAGGTCCTCGAAGAACGCCAGCGCCTCGGGGAACATCTGGTCGATGAACATCGTCAGCGAGATCAGGCTGTCCGACAGAAGTTCCTCGGGAACCTCGGTGTAGGCGGTCAGCTTCTTCGCGTCGAGCACGACCCTGCCGAAGCGCGGCTTGGTGCCAGTGAGCTTCCCGGACTCCTCCGTCCAGAAGCCGGTGATGCCGCCGTACACCGAGCCGACGTTGGTCGTCGAGTCGATGGCGGGGAACGGCACCCGCAGCGTCTCCATCGGCACGACGCGGGCGCGCGGCCGGACGAGCGCAGTCTCCAGCGAAACGCGCAGCAGCTCCGAGCGGAGCGTCTCGGGGATCAGGAACCCGCCGTCGGAGGGCACGTCGCTGGAGAAGTTGCGGAGCTTCTCCAGCTTGCCGCGCAGTTCCTCGGTCTCGCGGCGGCCGTTGCCGCGCCATACCGCCTTGAAGTACTCGCCGGAGTTCTCGAACAGGTCGTCCACGCCGGCGCCGATCGCGGACTTGTTGTACAGGCCCTGTGCCTTCGCGACGGCGGAGACGTTGGCGTACGGGTCGGTGGCGGCCTTGGTGCGCAGGTCGGGGCGGGTCAGCTCGTCGACGCCGTTCTCGCGCAGGAAGTCGGCGAGGCCCTTCTGGACCTGCTCGTTCACGATGCGCTGCAGCTCGGTGCCGTCGGCCTGCTGCTCGTTCGCGTACGCCTGAATGAACGCGACGAGTGCTTCCTTGCTCGCGGCGACGGCCTTGAAGCGGCCGCCGTCGGCGATGAACTCGGCGAGTTCGTTGCCGTTCTTCGGGATCGGGGTGTCCTTGGGCAGGACGCCGCTGGTCGTCACAGTGCCTCCATCAGTCGTGCGAACTCGTCGTCCGCCCTGTCGGGTTGGGTGAGGTGGGCGATCTGCTCGGCCCACGCGTCGTCCGCGCCGCCGTCGTCGCCGTTGAACTTGTCGAGGTGCGCGCGCAGGTGCGCCTCGACCTGGGCGCGCTCGGCGTCGCTGAGCCCCTCCGTCTGGCTCAGCCGGGCGAGCGCGTTCCGTACGCCCGCGACGCTGGCCGCGCCGGGCGTGCCGTCCGGCGAGACGAAGTGGTGCGGGAGGTGGCAGGCCGCCTTGGTGACCTGGCCGTCTTCGACGGCGTCGTCGTCCCACGCCCCGTACACCCGCCTCGCCGTCGAGACCGGCATCGGGGACGGCAACCGCCGCTCGTTCGCGCCCGCGTCCCACGTGCCGTCCTCGACCGCGGTGTCGTGCTTCGGCGCCGCCGCGTCGGTCGGCCGGGCCTCCGCGCGGAGGTCGGTGGGCGGGGTGGGTGCGGCGTCGCGGCCGAGGTGTCGGAAGCCGGACAGGTCCCAGGTGGCCATGGCCGGCTTGCGCGGCGCGGTCTCCGGTTCCTCCTCCGGTTCCTCGTCGTCCTGGCCGTCGCCTCGGCGGGGCAGCACCGCGTCGGCCAGCCCGGCAGCGACCGCCTCGTCCGGCGCGTACCAGGTCTCCGCGCGCATGATGTCCCGCCAGGCCGTGACCTCGCCGCCGGCTCGGTCCGCGTACGTTCCGGCGATCATGTCGCTGACCTTGTCGAGGACTTCCGCGTACTGGTACATGTCGGCGGCGTTACCGATGACCAGCCCGGACGCGTCGTGGATCATCATCTGGCTGGCGCGGGACATGACCACCTGGTCGCCGGCCATCGCGATCAGCGACGCAGACGAGGCGGCCAGCCCGTCGACGGTGACCGTCACCTTGCCGGGGTAGGCGAGCAGGGTGTTGTAGATCGCGACGCCGTCGAACACGTCGCCGCCGGGGCTGTTCACCTTCAGGTGCAGGTCGCTGCCGCGGAGGCTGGACAGGGCGGCGGCGACGTCTGCCGCGCAGATGCCCCAGAACCCGATCTCGTCGTACAGGTAGAGCTCGGCGGGCTCGGTGGCGGTGGCCGCGTTGGCCTGGATACCGGGCCGGTCCGTACGGTCCGGGCGGGGCTTGGCGTCGCGGGCGTTGAGCACGCGCCAGACCTGCGACATGACCGCACGGTCAAGCATGCGCGGCATCAGTCCTCCTCGATGATCTGCTCGATGGCGGCCAGCTGCCGCAGCGTCCAGTCCAGCCAGGCGCCGCGGCCCGCCGCGTCGAACGCCGGCCGGAGCGACTCCAGACGGCGGCGGAGCTGTTCGGCCTGCGCGCGGGTGAATGGGGGCGAGGCCTTCGGCGTGCCGTCCGGGTTGAGCCAGTTGCTCATGGGCGAGTTCGGCTCACGCAGGTACGGCGAGGGGTTGCCGAGGGCGAGCTGTGACCAGGCGTCCCCCTGGTCTATGCCGGTCAGCCGGCCGTCGGGGGTGATGAGCATGTTGCCCATCCGGTCCTGGTTGCCGGTGAGGGCGTCCAGCAGGCCGAGGCGGATCCCGTCCGGGCCGGTGATGAGGTTCCGGTCGTCGCCGTACTGGGACTCGAACGGGCGGCCGTCGATGTACTCGAACCACACGGAGTCGGGGTCGTCGCTGTAGACGCGGGGGACGTTGGCGCCGACGGCGTCGGCGACCTGCGCTGCGAGGCGTTCGGCGTCGAGCTGGTAGCGCGCGTACTCGGGGTCGCCCTGCGTGGTGTCTTCGGTCTTACGGACGATCTTCCGGCCGCGGGAGTCGGTGAACAGGTCGACGCGCGCGGACTGGCCGCCGGTCAGCGGCTCGCCCTCGATGTCGTGCTCGCGGACGTCGCGGACGGTGTCCTGCAGGTCGCTGGTGTCGCGGTGCCACGACTCGTCCGGCTCCGGCTCCGATGCAGGTTCGGGCTGCGGTTCGGGCTGCGGGCCTGGCTCCGGCTCGTCCGGCGGCTGCTCGGCGGGCGGCGGCTCCTGCCCGGGCGGCGGCACCGGCCGCTTCTCGTACCCCGGCTCGTCGGGGTGCGGGTTGGTCGTCGTCTCCGGCCGGTACGTCGCGACGATCGTGCCGCGGCACCGCTCGCCGCCGAGGCATCGGATGTAGCCGCCGGTCGGGTACTCCTCCAGGGCCTTGGCCAGGGTGTTGCCGAGCCACCGGCCGTCCACCTCGCGGCACAGGGCGCAGGTGTTGCCGTCGTTCTGCTCGCTGCCGTAGTACGCCGGCGTCGGGGTCAGCAGGGGCTCGCTGTCGCGCAGGGTGGCGAGCCGCCCCTCGTGCTGGCCCTGGTGCACGGCCGGGCCGAGGTCGGCGCGCTGCATGGACTCGGCGTCGCGCTCGAGCTCGCCGCGTACGCCCTCGGCGATCCGGTCGACGTCGTCGTCGGACAGCGGCCCGGCCGGACGGCGGCGGGACGCAGAGCGGCGCGCCCGGGCGGCCATGTTGTCGGCCACGGCCCGGGCGGCGTCGTTGGCCAGCCTGCCGAGCTGCTCGTCGTCGACGTGGCCCGGCTCGATGGTCACGTCCTGGTCGGCCGCTTCCTGCACGACCTGGTCGGCGGCCTCGTGCGCCACCCGGGTCATCGCCTCGTGGATGTGGCGGGTGACCTCGCCGACGGCGACGTCGGGGACCTGCACGCCGGCCAGTCCCCCGCCGCCGCGCAGAGCGGAGCGGATGGCGTCGATCAGCGCGCTGATCCAGGCGGCGATGGCTTCGGCGATGGCGGTGAGCAGGGCGGTGAGCGCGGCGATGTAGGCGGCCTGCATCGCGGTGATGTCGGGCAGCTGGCCGGGCGGCGGGGGCTCCTGCTCCTGCGGCTGGCCGTCGGCGTTGAGCAGGCGGGCGACGATGCGGGTGAACTCGTCGACGGGTGGAGCGGCCGGGGCAGGCTCGGCCGGCCCAGCAGGGGCGGCGGGTGGGGGCGGGGTGAGCGCGGCCGGGCCGCCGACGTAGGCCATCTCCGGCAGGTCGACCGTGCCGAGGACGTCGGCCGGGTCGTAGCCGGCGGCGACCAATGCGGCCGCGGCCTGTGCCTTGGCGGTCAGGGCCTCGGCGTTCAGCTCCTGGTCGTCGGGCGACACGGGGTCGTAGTCGAACTCCAGGCCGCTCGCGCCGTACATGGGGAGCAGTTCGGTGTTGAGCGCGGCCTTGATCCGCTCCAACCTGGGCTCGATGAGGTGCCGCGCGTACATGTCCTCGCTGGCCAGGGCGGACGCGCGGTTGGCGTTCTCCATCAGGCCGAGTACGAACTCCGGGATCCCGTACGCCTCGCGGATGATCTCCCGGGAGACGTCGCGCAGCTCGGCGAACTGCATGTCGCGCTGCGACAGCTTCCGGTCGACCCAGCGGCCGTGCTCCAAGATCGCCACGCGGTGGGCGTTCGCGACGCCGCGGTGCTGCTCGGACCACCGCGCGCGCAGCCGGTCGAAGTCCTCGTCGCCGAGGATCTCGGGGACCTCGATGATTCCGCCCGGCTCGGCGCTGTTGGCGAAGAAGTTCCGGTTCCACTCGGCGCTGTAGCGGGTGGCGTCGAGGTCGGCGAGCAGCGCCTGCACCGGCCCCATCCCCCGGTACGGGTCGAGGGGGTTGGGCATCCTGAGCATGATCACCTGGTCGAGTTCGAGGGGGATCTGCTCGCCGTCGGGGCCGAGGTACAGGTAGCCGGCCAGGAAGCGCTGCGGGTCGGGGATGGGGAGCATCCGGTCCGGGCGGACGGGCCACAGTTCGAGCGGCAGGGAGCGGGCCCGCTCGCTGCGGGCGATCACCCACCACTGCTCGCCGGTGAGGTCGAGGTGCTGTTGCCCGACCTCGATGAACTCCTGCCAGGGCATGAACTTGTTCGGCCGGCGGACGAGGTCGAGCGCGGCGTGGCTCGTGACCTCGACGCGGTCCTCCGCCTTGCCCGACGCCGCCGACCGGTAGAGACGCCAGCAGGCGCGGGACGTGTCGACGGACAGGTGGTGGACGACCGACCAGAGCGTGCCCACGCTGCCCATGGCGCGCATCTGCTGTTCGCTGCTGCCGGTCCCGTACAGGGCGGTGCCGTAGCGGGCGCCGTTGGCGTACGCCCTGCTGACGTACGGGACGGGGGGCTGCGCGTCGGCGGAGGTCTTCCCGCGGACGGCGTCGACGAGGGCGCCGAGCGGGGACCTCACCCGCCACCGCCGCGGCCGCGGTCGCTGGAGACGAGGTACTCGACGGCGAGCAGGGACAGGCCGGCGGCGGCGTAGCCGAGGGGGTGCAGCCAGAGCCAGGCGGCGTAGGAGAGGAGACCGAGCCCGGCGAGGGACAGCAGGACGGTGCGCAGCGTGCGCAGGGCGGTGCTGCTCGGTACGGCCCGGGCGAGGGCGCGGGCGAGGTGGACGGCGAGGGGGGTGCGGGGCTGCCGGTTGGCGCGGCGTGCGGCGCGCGCGGCGCGGCTGGTGCGCTCATTACGCCACGTGTTTCGGAAGGTGCGCTGCGCGACGGCCACGCGATCAGTGTGCAGTCTGCACCGCCGATGGTGCAAGCTGCACCGTCACATGGTGTGTCCGGCCGCGCGCACCTGGGCGTGCGAAAGCCCCCACCGGCTGGCGATGGGGGGGGGCTCGGTCTACAGGGCGTCGACCTTGTCGGCCAGCGCCTCGAACGTTCGCCGCACCTCGCCGTCCGCGCGGTGGTGCGCAACGTGCGTACGGGCCAGGCCGGCCAGGAACGACCTCTCTGCGGGGGTGAACGGGGCGGCGGCCTGGCCGTCGCGCAGTGCGTTGAGCTTGGCGTACAGGGCCTCGTGCAGCGGCACGTCGGTGGCCGGCGCGGCATTGGACCAGATGAAGCGGCTGCTGTTGAGCATGGCCAGCCGGTCGAGGTCGATCTTCTCCAGCATGTCGTTCCCTTCGTGCGGGTGCCCCGCCGGGTGGCGGGGGCCGGGGGTCAGGCGGCGAGGCTGACGGCCAGGTCGCCGAGGGCGGTGGCCAGTCGCTTCACGGTGTCGGGGTGGAGGGTGTCGGAGTCGGTGACGTCGTCCAGGATCTCGATGAGGAGGTTCACCTCGTCGCCGGTGAGGGGGATGTCGTTGCGGAGCTTGGTGTCGATGGCCTCGATGTCGGTAGTCGGGACGGCGCCGTCGATGTCGTCGGCGTAGTCGCCGATCACGAGGCGGGTGACGAACTTGTGGAGGCTGTCGTTGGTGGGCTTGTCGAGCTGCATGGTGGCCCCTTTCGGGAGGGGGTTGCCCCCCGCCGTGGCGGGGGGCTCGGGGTTACTGGAAGTTCATGTAGGTGCGGGCGATCTCGATGAGGTCGAGGTAGGTGGTGCCGGCCTTGTCGGCGTCGGTGTCGCAGTCGACGGTTTCGAGGTGGACCGTCTCGCGCTGGTTGAAGTAGGTGCGCTCTTCGACGCGGTAGCGGCCCTCGCATTCGACGAGGTGGAAGGTGACCTCGTCGGGGTGGCGCTCGTCGGCGTCGGTGCTCTTGGTGAGGTTGATGCTCTGGAGGATCTGCATCCCTGGCCCCTGTCCTCTGTGCTGTTGTGGGTACAACATAACCCGTGCTGTACCCACAACACAAGAGGCTGCGCGAAAGAATCTCTGCTATGCTGTACCCACAGCCCACAGCAGGGAAGGACGCGCCATGGCCGCAAAGACAGGACACGGCAACACGCCACTCCGGCGCCTCCGCATGGACGACGCACAGTGGGCCGCCCTCACCGAGCGCGCCGAAGCCGACGGCATCAGCGCCAGCGAGGCGCTGCGCCGGCTCGCTGCGCGTTACGCCAAGGGCGAGATCAAGGTCGGGCCGGAGGTACCCGCTTCGCGACCCACGATGAAGCCGTTCGCTGAAGCAGCGCGCCGGGCCGGTGAGCAGGCATCCGAAGCGGTGCGGCGGGCCGGCGACGCTGCACGCCGATCGATGGGAGGCGACGCATGAGCGTGCACCGGAAGATCGTCCACCGCGCGGCCGACCCCAAGGTCGGCGTCAGCGACAAGTTCCGGACGGACACCGGACGCACGCCGGCCCGCGTCCTGTTCGGCACGGCGGCGTGGGAGACGCTGCGCGCGTGGTGCAAGCAGCGCGACCCGGTCGACAGCCCGTGGCGCCCGGCCGGCACGCCGCCGCCTGCACCGCCCACGTCCGGCACGCTGTACGGCATCCCGGCCGCGCTGGACGCGTGCCTCCATCCGTACGGCTGGCTGATGCTGGACGCGGACGGCGGCGTGATCGGCGCCGGCGTGGCGTCGGACTGATCACATCCAGCGGATGCGGGGCCGGCCGCCGAGGTCCCGCGCGGCGACCATGTACCGCAGCGCGTCGCAGCCGTGGTCATCGGCCTTGACCGGCTCTTCCTTCAGCCCGCCAGCGTTGCCGGGCTTGATCGCCCACACGTAGCCGGGCAGCTCCTCGGCCGTTGAGCAGGGCTTCTTCGCCTCGTCCAGCTCCGGGTCACGCTCGACCAGCGCGTCGGAGAACAGGAACGCCCGCGGCTTGCCGTCGCCGGCCGGCCGCCACCGGGTGGCCACGGCCTGGATACCGGGCGACACCTCCTTGCGCGCGGCCGCGGTGGACATGCCCAGGTGCTTCTGCAGGGTGGCGCGGTCCTCGGCGTCGTGGTCGCAGATGATCGCGCGCGGACGCGGCTCAGTCCAGGTGCGGGCGCCGCGGGCGATCGCGTCCCGTACAGGCTCGTCGGTGCGCTGCTCGACGCCGGCGACCGGCGCGGTGACGGCGGTGAGGATGGCCGCCGCGTGATCCTCGACCAGGCGGCGCGTCCGGTAGATCTCTCGGTACAGGTACAGGCGGCCGTCCGGGTCCTCGGCCCAGCACTGGATCACCGTCGGGTTCGTGAAGCCGAAGTCGATCGACCACCAGCGCGTCCACGTCTCGGGGATCTTGAACGAGGGGATCACGTGGATCGCCTCGTCGAACCCCTCGTAGATGACGCCCTCGGCGGCCGCCCACTTCCCGTCCTTCAGCCGCAGCTTCCGTACGCCGGTGAGGGCGTCGAGCTTGGCCAGGTACGCCGCACCATCGGCGGTGAAGGTGCCGTCGGCCCGGACGTAGCGGGGGTTGTCCGCGTGCCTGCTGATGAGGCGGCGCATCTTGCCCTCGTTCGCCCGCGCGTTGAGCCAGTGCGTGGGGAACGACGGGTTGCACGCGGCGATCTGCTGCTGCCACGCCAGCTGGCCGTTGCGGAGCCGGGTGCCGAGCTTCTCCCAGTCCTCCACGGTGAGCTCGGTGGCCTCGTCGGCGAAGACCAGGTCGTAGTCCGAGGACATGACCTTGTCGGGCTTGTCCATGCCGCCGACGACGATGCGGGAGCCGTTCTTGTACCGGTAGCTGGCGGGCTCGCGTTGGGAGCCGCCGTACCAGTGGACGACGCCGTTGGCCATGGCGCTGGACGCGACGCGCTGCTCGTACGTGACGAGTGTGGTGGAGGCCAGGCTGACGGCCGTCTTGCGGACGATGAGGCAGCGGATGCCGGGGTGGGCGAGGCAGGCGGCGTGCAGCCGGTACAGGGCGGCGAGGGACTTGCCGGTGCCGGCCGGGCCATCGAGCAGCACCTCGGCGTCGCGGGTGCTGAAGAGCTGGCGGGCGGCGCCGCGTGGCTCGTACCGGTGCTCGACGACCGCGTTCACCGGCGCCTCGGGATGATGACCTCGATGCGCTCCGGTTCAGGTTCGACCGGCGGCGCGGTCGGGTCCCATCCGTCGATGATCCGGACAGTCGGGCACGGCCACTCGGGATCAAGGAACGGATCCCCGGTGGCGCAGCCCGCGCAGTGCGGGGCCCGGCCACCGGACACCCACCTCGCGCCGTCGGGTGGCTGCTCGGGCTGGTGGTAGGCGCGGATCAGCTCGACGATGCGCAGCGCTTCGTCGCCGGTCACAGCTCGTCCGTGGGTACGCCGACGATCTCGTACCGTACGCCGCCGGACACCTCGGTCTTCGTCGCCGCGTCCAGGCCGAGCAGCCGGGCCCGCCGCTCCTGGATCTTCAGCAGCCGGTCGACCGCCTGGAGCACGGGCGCGTCGTCCAGCAGCGGCCCGCCGGTCTCCGGGTGGTAGATCAGCTTGCCGTTCGAAACGGTGAAGTGCTGCGCTTCGAGCACCTTCATCACAGCCATGTACATGTCGTCGAGCCGGGCCAGCTCCAGCTGGCGGACCTCGGCGGCCGGCTCGGCGACGGTGGCTTCGAGGGCGCGCTGCACGGCGTGGTAGGCGTTGCCCTTGTCGAGGCCGAGCTCGCGGCCGATGGCTTCGTAGGACAGGCCGCGGGAGCGGAGGCGGGCGGCTTCGGCGTCGCGTTCGGCGCCGGCCAGGGTGCGGCGGAATTTGCCGTCGGGGCCGCGGGTGCTGGCCATCGTTACCCCCTCTTACGTTCGGGCGAACGTTTGTACGATTATGCGTGTATGGCTGCTGATCTACCGTCTGCCGAGCAGGTGCAGAAGCCGTTCAATCCTGCTCGGCAGGCCCGGGCGGTTGAGCACCGTACGCCGGTGGTCGTGATGTGGCTCGGCCAGTGGCGGCCGGGTGAGGTGCTGGCGTGGTGGAAGCGTGAGAGCGAGTGGATCGCGCAGGTGCGGATGCGGTACACCGGCCAGTCCGATCAGCAGCCGTGGCTGAGGTACGACCCGACGATGATGCTGCCGGTGCTGCTGCACGAAGATGATGTGGATTGGTGGCTGCCGCCGGCCACGAGCAAACGCGACCGCACCGTCGGACCGGGCGGCACGTGACGGGCACGCGGCGGCGCGTACGGCGTACCGGCTGGCATGGATCTTGGTCGGCATGGCCCCTACTCTCCAGTAACGATCTTGGTCGGGGATGCTCACCGGCCCAGCGGCTTCCCCGACGGCGTACGCGTGTCCGGCTCGGCTGGCGGGCGGGACGGCCCGCCCTTCGGCTTCTGAATCTGCTTCGCCACCGCGAGGTCACCTCCCCTCGCCGGTGATCAGTTCCTCGGCGAGGAACCCGCCGGGGAGGACCTCGTGCGGGCCGTCGTCCAAGACGACCGCGGTACGGGGCTGCGCGTGGAGAGCCTCACGCCCGTCGGCGCCGTCGATGATCTTGACGACGGCGGCCCGGGCGACGCACCCCGCGCAGTCCGTCCGGTACTCGGGGTGCCGGCCGCAGAGGTACGGGGCGATGCGCTGGATCTCGCCGAGCTGGCGGCGCAGAGCGGCCGCATCTGCGCGGGCTGCATCCCGGTCGGACTCGGCGGTGTCGGCCCGGGCCCGGTGCTTCTCCAGCGCCGCGCACGCCCGCTCGTACGCCTCGGCAGTCGGGTACGGCTGCCGGTCGTGCGCAATCGCCAAGTCCCGCTCCCGGAGGATCGGCTCGACGACACGGTCCATGACGGCAGCGGCCAGCTCACGCCGATCACCCGCATCGAGCGCTGTCGGCTCACCGTCGGGTGGTGCCAAGACGCCGTCGAGCGCGTCCTCGATCTGCGCCCGCACCTCGTCGGCTCCGGCGGCCCGGGCGGGCGGGGTGGCGGACGGGTCACCGTTGAGCACCCCGTACGCCGCATCCACGGCGTCGAACAGGCGCTTCCGCAGCTCGATGCGGCGCGCCTGACTCGACTCGGCCCAGTCCTCCAGGACGCGCCCGGCGGCCCGCGCCAGGGTGCGCAGCGCCTTCCGTGCTGCGTCGGCATCGCGTCGCGCGGCGTTCCGGTCGGCCGCCCGGCGGCGGATCTCGTCCAGGTCGCCCTGTCGGACGACCGCCACCCGGACATCGTCGGCCTGCTGGTCGCCCGGCTTGCCCGGGCAGGCGAATCGGTACGGCCCATCGTCCTCGTGGTGCGCGAACCAGTGGTGCGGCCGGTGCGGTCCGACCCACGGGCACTCCGGGATGCGCCGACGGACGAACGGCGTTAGCGCGTCCGGGTCGGCGGCAGGGACCTCGCCGGCGGGCTGGTCGTACGTGCCGGCGCCAACCGCGCGCTCGAACGGGGCCGGGTGGCACAGGTGGATGCAGTCCACGGCGTGGCACCGGCAGCACTCGCCGTCGCGGCAGAGGCGGGACAGAAACGGCTCGTCGACGATGGCGGGGCGTCTGATCGGGCGGAGGCCGTGCTCGTCGGCCCCGGCGCACCACCAGCCGTTCCACCAGGTGTGCGCCGCGTGCACCTTGGTGTCACCGCACGGCCGCGCGGCATCCGGGTCGACGTCGGCGGGGATCGGAACCGCGCGGCTCTCAGATGGACGGAGAGCCCTCGCGAGGTTCCCACCCACCCCATCACCCACACCAGCATCTGACGGGCCGTGGTCGTTGCGCTCCGCTCCGTGCGCGCCGTGCTCAGGCCGGTCGGTTGGCTGGTCGTTCAGCGGGTCAGGCATCCCGCACCTCCCCGCCGGCCTCGACCTCGGCGGCCGGCGGCGTCCAACCCAGCGCGGCCAGCACAGCGGCCGTACGCTCCGGAACGATCACCGCGGCGCCGGACACGTCCACCGGATCCAGCTCTGGCAGCATCAGCTCCAGCACCAGCCGCGGCGCCTCACCTCCGGTCAGCACGAGCGTGGCCGAGGTCAGTCCCGGCGCCAGGTTGTGGTCATCGACAGCGATCCGGTAGTGGCCGGGCTTACCGCGCTCCAGCTCGGTGATGCTCACCCGGCGGGGACGGTCAGGCATCGTCGCCCTCCCGCACATCCACCAGCTCCGTACCGTCCGGCACCTCGACCTCCGCCATCACCGAATACGACAGCTGCGGATGCTGCCTCAGCGTGACCGGCCAACCGGGCATCGCGTGGTCCTCGTCGACCTGCCCGAACGCCAACCGCCAGCAGTCCGACCACAACGCGAGCACCCGCATCTGCCCGCCGCTGGCCGGGTCGTACAGCGTCGCGGCCCAGGTGACCGGGGTGTGGCCGTACGCGTCGTACTCGTCGGTGATCTGGCCGTTGACGCCGACCGCGATGGTGTCGTCGGACGTGCCGTAGATGGCGATCTTCATCGGGGGGTTCCTTCCGTAGACGTGGCCTCGGGCGAGGCCGTGAGCTGTTCGAGCAGGGCGAGCGCGGCCCGCCCGACGTCGGCGTTGCGGGGGCGGCCGGCGAAGTGTTCGGCGATCAGCCGCCGCGCCTGCACCGGCGTCCGCATCTCATGCGCCGCGACCGCCACGACCAGCGCCGCGCACCGGCCGGTCGACCCGTTCGGGTAGCGGGCGGCGAGCCGGCGGGCGTGCTGCTCGATGCTGCCTGTTGTGGTGGTCATGGCGTTGTCCCGGACTCGTCGAGGCGTAGGACGGGTTGGCGGGAGAAGTCCGTGCTGGTGCTCCACGACAGGCGTACGGTCCGGGCTCTGCAGGGGCACGGGTAGGGGCCGGCGGGCAGGTCGGTGGCGAGGCGGATCTGGCCGTCGCATGCGGGTTCGGGGCATGGCGCTGTTGTGCGCTGTGGGTCAGGCATCGAGGAGCCTCCGCAGTCGGCGGGTGAACGGGATGACGGCGGTCGAGCCGTCGTCGAGGTAGCGGACGGCGACGTTGCGGGGGCGGGCGCCGGGGCGCCAGCGGACGAGCACGGTGCAGGGGCGGGGCGGGTCGTATCGGCCGGCCAGGCGGTCGCCGGGGTCGAGGTAGGCGCGGCCGATCATGGGGCTACGCATCGGCGGTACCGCCTTGGAGTGCGGCGCGGGCGGCGGCTGCGTGGCGGGCGCCGCGGCCGGGGTCGAAGGTGCGGCCGGTGCCGCGGGCGTGCGCGATGGCTTCGTCGAGGCTGCGGTCGGAGGGTGCGGCGGCGGGCGGGGTGAAGCGTTCGGGGTCGTCGGTGATGGCGCGGCGGATGTAGGCGGCGGGGTCGCGGACGGTGCGGCCGTTGAGGATCTGGTGGGCGACGGCGGCGGCGTGGTCGAGGGTGACGGGGCGGGGCGAGGCCTCGCTGAGGGCGGACCATGCGGCTCGCGTCAGCGGGTCGGCGCCGGTGGGTGGGTGATCTTGGTTGTGGGGGGTGTGTCGGTCGTCGTCGTCCACAGCCACCGGTGACGGGGCGGTGGCTTGCGCGCGCTCGCGCGGATGAGGGTTGTCACTAGGGTTGTATGAGGGTTGGGTGGAAGTCTGGGCTTCCACGTTTAGCCTCTGAATTTCCACGTTTCGGGGTTCGGATTTCCACGTTTCCGGGCCCGTTTCCAGGAAACCCAGGCTTCCACGTTTAGGGGCGGTTTCCTGGAAACCCTGGGCTTCCACGTTTCCGCCCGCATTCCTGGAAGTCTGGGCTTCCACGTTTCCGGAGTTATCCACAGGGCTATTCGTGGAAGTCTGGACTTCCACGTTTATGGGGTCGCGACCACCTGTAAACCGGGAAGCCTGGGCTTCCACGTTTTCGGGGGCGCCCGGCATCCGCGGCACCCGGTACGTCGTCGCCCTGCCCCGGCCCCCGCCCGGCGCCACGACGACCAGCAGCCCGGCGTCGACCAGCTGGCCGAGCACCGTGGTAGCCGTGCGCGGGGTCGCGCGGATGCGCCGGCCGATCTCCTCCCGGGAGGCGAAGCCGACCCGCGTGGTATCGCTGGCCCGCTCGGCGACGGCCATCAGCGCCGTGAGCTGGCGCAGATCGGCGAGCGGCGCGTGGTCGAGGACTTCGACCATGATCCGGACTCCCACGGTTCCCCCGAGTCGGTGATGTGCTGGACGGTGGCGCTGCGTGGTGGGCCCGGCCGTGGCGGCGGCCGGGCCGGTCCGGATCAGGGACCACCTCGCTTCGGGAGGCCGGCGCGTGCGGCGGCGGCGTGCTCGGCGACGCGGGACCTGGGGAGCGGCTGCCCCTTGCCGGCGGGGGCCGCGGTCGGGACGAGGTTCCCGGGGAGGGCGTTGGGGTCCCACAGCAGGCGGACGAGTTCGGTGACGGTGCGCTCCCAGGTCCAGCGGAGGAGTGCTTCGCCGATCGCCGTGCGTACGGCCCAGGGTTCCCAGTCGGGGCGTTCGCGGACGACGTAGGCGATGAGCTCGTCGGTGGCGTGCTGCGGGTCCCCGGGCATCACGCGTACCCGCTGCCGCGCATGACGGTGGCGCCGGTGGCCTCGGCGATCTGGCCGACGACGTCGCGGAAGGCGTCGAGGATCTTGTCGCCGGGCCGGTCCATGACGTACCACATGGACAGCTGGCCGGACTTCACGCGGTGCCGGAGGCGGCACTCCACCGCGTACGGCTGGACGTCGTCGTAGATCGCGACGCCGATCTTGAACGCGCGCGGGACCTTGATCTCGCCCTTCGACCCGGCGGTGGCGTCCGAGGTCTCCTCGTACCGGAGCTTCCGCTCCCCGGACTCCAGGATCGTCGAGGACGAGAACTGCACCTTGTCGTGCCGCTGGAAGGTGGTGGCCACCAGGAGCATGTCGGCGGCCGGGACCGGCTCGTTGGCGATGTCGGCGAGGTTGTCCTCGATGAACTCGGCGAACGGGGTCTGCGCCATCGCCTGCCGGTCGGCGCTGGCCCAGGTCTTCCACGCGTCGGTGAAGGGCGGCTTGAGCACGAGGACGTGCTCGCGCCAGCGGGCGCCGTCGTCGCCGGCGTGGCCGTCGTCCGCGGCGGTCGGCCACGGCGCGTCGAGCACGGCGGTGATGGTGCGACGGGTCTCGTCGGCGAACACCTCGGTACCGGGGTCGGCGTGCTTGGCGAAGTACGCGGCGAAGGACGCGACGTTGTCCACGTGCACGGAGCCTTCGGTCCGGCGCGGGAAGTCGCGGAACTCGTCGCCGGTGAGGTCGATCGTCTCGACCTCACCGTCCGTACGGCGCACGGCGTAGAACTCGCCGAGGTCGAGGCGGGCCGGGAGTTCGCCGAGGCGGGCGGCGTCGATGACCGCCTGCATGTTGTCGGTGTCGGTCACTGCACGTCCCTGAGGTTGGAGTGGTCGGGGCCGGAGACGTCCCGCAAGGAGAGCTTCATCTGGCGGGGGTCGTCCTTGGAGAGCACGCCGTCGTCGTCGGCGAAGAACACGCCGCCGATCGGCTCGGTCGCGGGCGGCCGGATGTCGGTCTTGGCGTGGACCATGACGGCGCCGGAGTCGCCTTTCATGGGGGCGACGTCGACGGTGAGGGTGAGGCGGCCCTTCTTGCCGATGGCGCGGACGTCGCGGACGAGGTCTTGGAGTGCGACGCCGGCGTCGTCGACGAGGGCGCCTTGGCCGAGGTCGCGGAGGACGTCGGCGATGGGGCGGATGCGGCGGAGGTTGTCGCCGGCGTACTCCTCCGCCCCGGTGTCGGTGGTGTCGGTCACGTGGTGGGTCTCCTGTTCTGGTCGATCCGTAGGGAGGTGGCCTCCTCAAGGGCGGCCCGGTTGGCGGCGGCCTGCTCGGGTGAGACCGGCCGCACGTAGATGCGGGGCGTGGGCGGGGGGTCGGCGTCGAGCCAGGCGAGCAGGACGTCGGGCGCCCGGTCGATGTCGACGAACCCGGCGAGGACCACGGCGAGGGCGTACAGCTCGCCGCGGTTGAGCGGGGTCAGGGTGTCGGCGACGGCTTCGGTGTCGCGGACGTGGACGGCGAAGGCGAGGCGGCCGGCGGCGGGGAGCATGTCCTCGGCGAGCTGGTCGCGCTGGTCCTCGCTCAGGGCGGTGATGGGGTTCATGCGGCCAGGGCCTCCTCCACGGTCATGCGGCCGGCGCGGATCTCGGCGCGTTGGAAGCGGGATGTGCCGCCCCAGACGCCCCAGTCGGCGCCGGGTGGGACCTGGAGGGCGTAGGCGAGGCAGGCCATGCGGACGGGGCAGGGCCGGCAGATCTTCCGGGCTCGGGTGATGACGGCCTTGCTGGCGGCGGCGTCGTGGCGGGATTCGGCGGCGGGGTAGAAGCAGTTGGTGTCGAGGCCGTTGCAGCGGGCCCGGTCCTGCCAGGTGAGGGGGTGGCGGGGCACGGTGGTGAGGGCGGTGGTCACGGCCGCACCTCCGGCCATGTGATCTTGTCGAGGGCGGCGCGCTGCGCGGCGGGCAGTTTTACCGGCGCCTCGCCGAGGTAGTCGAGGCCCATGCAGCGGAGCCACCACGCGTCGACCTGGTTGTCGTCGCCGAGCTCGATCCCGGCGTGGCGCTGCAGGGCGACGGCCATGGCCGTCTTGTCGGCGGTGCCCTTGCCTGTGGCGTACTTCTTGACCTGGCCAGGTGGGATGACGACGACGGGCAGGGCGGCGCGGACGAGGTGGTCGTAGGTGAGCCACCACAGGCCGGCGAGTTGGTGCAGTGCGTTGCCCTTGGATCCGTACGAGGGGCCCTCGACGGCGACCAGTGCGGGCGGGTCGCCGTCGGGGATCAGCTCGGCGATGATCGAGACGATGTGGGTGAGGCGGAGTCGTGTTCCCCGCTCGTCCCGACTGAAGTCCTTCGGGTCGGTGCGGATGGTGGAAGTGATGATCCGTCCGTGCCGGGTGATATCGGCGACGCCGGTGGCGGTGATGGAGAGGTCGAGGCCGAGTACGCGGGGTGGGGTCCGCGGGCCCTCGGCGGCGCAAGGAGGAACCGACGTCAGGGTGTCGGATGCCGAGGGCCCGCGGGTCTGGCCGGCCGCGCCCGCCCGGACGTCGGGCGCGACCGGGTCCGTACCGGGCCGCGCCGACCCCTCAGCGGCGCGGCCCGGCGTGGTGCGCGCTCCCTCCCCGGAGTGGGGAAACAGGGAGGGAGCACGGTCTGCGGCGGTCATGCGACCGCTCCGAACAGTTCGAGCTGGCTGAGCTCGCCGACCTCGTCGTCTGGCTCAGGCTCGCGGCGGTACGGGTCGACGGCATGGGGAAGCCACACCGCAAACGACAGGTACGGGAAGCCGCGCGACCAGTCCTTGTGAATACGGCCAGGACCGACGAGCGTGCATACGCGCCGCTCGCAGTAATGGACGAACGCTGGAGGCGGGTCCACCTGGCCCATGCCGCCGGGCTCGCACTCCGGGTTGCGCTCGTTCGCGGCCACGCTGGTTCGCCAGTCGCCGGTCCAGGTAGCCCAGTGGTAGCTGGCGATGACGTGCTCATAGATCCAGTCGGCGTCGACCTTCGGCATCGGCCAGGGCCACGGGTCGGCGATCACGACGCGGCCTCCTCTCGGGTCTCGTACGCGACGCAGGCCGGCCACCATGCGCGGACGTCGGTCGCGGCGCCGTGGCTGGCGTACGGGACGTCGTGCCGGTAGTCGCCGTCCCAGCCGTAGAAGCACTTCGGCCACCGGCGGTCGTGGTGCTGGAACAGCTCCCGGAACCGGCACGTACCGCAGCGCGGGCCCGGCGCGTTCCGGTCGCCGGGCGGCGGCGCGTCGACGTGCAGTCGCCGGTGGGTGATGGGGTGGACGCCGGTCTCCAGCAGGCGGAGCTGCCGGTCCCGGCGCCGCTGCTCCGGCGTACGGTCGTCGACCTCCGGCGGGGCCGGGGCCACCCGCCAGGGCGCGGAGTCGAACAGCTCGGCCGTCACGGTGCCGCCTCGAACAGGGCGGCGTCGGCGGCGGTCTCGGCTTCAGCTTCGGCGCGCCGGAGGTTGTCCACCGCGGTGTGCCAGTACGACGCCTTCAACTCGGTCCCGATGAAGCGGCGGCCGGCGCCGACCGCGACGTAACCCTCGGAGCCGATGCCGGCGAACGGGGACAGCACGGTCTCGCCGCGGTTGGACCACAGTCGGATGCACCGTTCGATGAACTCCAGCTGCAGCGGGCAGATGTGCCGCTCGTCGGCGTCCTCCCGGGCGACGCGCTCGTTCAGGGTGTTCGTCTCCCGGATGTCCAGCCACACGGGCCGGGCCCAGGCGATCCATTCCTCGTTCGTGACGTCCGTCTTGATCGGGACCTGGTTCTCGCCCGGCGCCCGAAAGATCAGCAGGCTGTCGCCGATCGCCGGCCGCGTCATCACGGAGTCGCGGTTCTTCTGCACGAAGAGCAGCGCTTGAGCCTTCGTGCGCTGGGCCTGGGCCTGCGGGTTCTTATCGATCATGACGCGGCCGTGGTAAACGAACCCGGCGGCGACGTGCGCGGCGATCAGCGCGCCGGGCAGATCCTTCAATCCGGTGACGCCGTGGTGCGCCTTCGTCGTCGGGTAGTCGGCGGCGTGCACGGCGACGATCCGGCCGGGCCGCATGACGCGGGCGAGCTCGCCCGTGATGAACGCGTAGTGCTTGAGGAACTCCTCCATGTCCCGGCTGTTGCCGAGGTCGCGGGGGCTGGCCGAGTAGGTGAACAGGCTCGCGAACGGTGGGCTGAACACGGACATGTCGATGGAGTCGTCGTCCAGCCGGGGCAGGAGTTCGCAGGCGTCGGCCAGGTGGAGGCGCCAGCCGTCGCCGGTGGCGACATCCTCCACGTACGCGTCGTACGCCATCTCCATCCCGTTGTCCGGCACGGCGGCGGGTGCGGTGTCGATCTCGGTCACGCTGCGGTCCCCTCCGGGTCGGCCGCCCAGGCGGGGCGCATCGCGGCGACGAGATCGCCGATCATGCGGGCGGCTTCGGTCTCCTTGGCGCGGACGTTGTCCGCGATGGGCGCTTCCAGCTCCGACAGCACGACGTGCGCGTGGACGGGGCGCTGTTGGCCGTGCCGGTAGGACCGGCGGATGGCCTGGTAGTACTGCTCGTACGAGTCACTGAGGCCGACGAAGGCCATGCGGGCGCAGCGCTGGAAGTTCAGCCCGTACCCGGCGATGGACGGCTTGGTGATCAGCACGCGGGTGCGGCCGTCGGCGAAGTCCAGCAGCGCGGCGGCCTTCTCCTCCGGCGACAGCGCGCCGTGCACGTTGATCGCGCCGGGTACCAGCGCGGCGAGCCGCTCGGCCTCGGTGTTCAGCCCGCACCACAGAATCCAGGCCTCGCCCGGCTCGGCCGCGACCAGCTCGGCAGCGCGCGCACAGCGGGCGTCCATGGTGGCCTTGCGGACCTTCGCCCGGCCGCCCACACCGCCGAGCCCGGCAGCGAACAGCTCACCCTCCGGGGCGTCGCGCAACGCGTCGACGGGCACCAGGTGCGACAGGATGTCCAGGCCGGGCAGCTCGTACCCGGCGTCGTCCCCGCCGATGTCCGACGGCCGGCGCAGCGCGAGCGCCCAGCCGGACATCCATCGGGCCATCGGCTCCCGGGCGTGGCCCTTCACCCGCCAGCGGTTCGACTTCCCGTCCCGCACGAAGTACGTGGCCAGCATCTCCACCCGGGGCATCACGCCCAGGAACTCCGCCTGGTTGGTCAACTCCTCCACGTCGTTCGGCGCCGGCGTGGCCGTGGCCGCGAGCCGGTGCGGCACGGACGCGAAGTGGCGGATCAGCGCGGTGCGGGTCTTGCCGTCGTGGGCCTTGAGGATGGACGCCTCATCGAGCACGACCGCGTCCAGCTTCTCGGGCGCGAACCGGGTGGCCATCTCGTAGTTCGTGACCCAGATCCCCGGCCCATCCGCGTCGCTGTCCGTACGGACGTAGCGTGCGTCAGCGCCGATCTTCGCGGCCTCGCGCACGGTCTGCTCACAGACGGCCAGCGGCGCCACGATCAGCGCCCGGTCGCCGGACAGCCGCGCCCACTCCAACTGCATGAGCGTCTTGCCCAGGCCCGTGTCCGCCCACAGGGCGCATCGGCCCGTGCGGACGGCCCACGCCACGATGCGGCGCTGCCACTCGTGCAGCATCGGGTGCACCGCGCCAGGCTCGACCGGCCGACCCGCGGGCTGGACGCGCCGGCGCTTGGAGGCGAGGAACTCGGCATAGGTGCTCACCGCGACACCTCCGGTGTGGTGTCGTCCAGCTCGGGCAGCACGGCGTCAGCCAGGGACGGTGCGCCCTGCAGAGCGGCGGCGACGCGGCGCGCGGATACGTACTGACCGCGGCGGGTGAGGTCGAGCAGCAGCGCCTCGACGCGCGTCACGGTGGCCCGTGCCGCGTCGCGTTCGCGGAGGGTGTCGGCCAGCTCGGCGCGGTTCTCGTGGATCTCGCGGTGCAGCGCGCCGTTGCGGGCCCGGAGGTCGGCCAGCTCCGCTTCGTACTCGCGGCCGATCGCATCCCGGGCGGCGGCACGCTCGACGGCGCGGACGCCGCGGCGCCAGCGGGCCCGGTTGTGGGCGGTGGCGACCCACATGATCACCGCGAGGGCCGTGGGGAAGATCGCGATGGCGGCGACGCCAGGCCAGGTGATCACGTCGGCACCTCCGCGCGGTCGCGACTGCCGTTGATCTCGGCGTCGAGCGCGGCGGCCCCGGCCGGATCCGCGGTGCGCAGCCGGTCGGCGTACGCCTGCACCCGGCCGAGCGCGGCGTTGGCGTCGGCCAGCTCGCCGGCGCGCGCCCGGGCGTCGGCGCGTGCGTTGGCCGCGTCCTGGCGGGCCTCGTCCGCCTCGGTCCGCAGCCGCAGTACGTCGGCGCGGGCGACGGCGTACTCCTGCGCGCGGACCGAGGCCCGGTAGGCGGGGCGCTCGGTACGGCCGAGCACCCAGGCGGTGCCGATGGCGACGGCACCGCCGATGGTGACGAACGCGTCCATCAGGCGATCGCCCCCATGGTCTGGGTGGGCGGGCCGTCCTCGCCGGGGGTGGCCGTGGCGACGGGGCCCGGGTGCTGGCCGCGTTTGCCACGGCGCCACCGCTTCGAGCCGGTGTCGTGCGGCTCGACCGCCTGCTCGGCGGGCTGGTCGAGCAGCGGCGCGGGCGCCGGGGCGGGGGGCAGGGCCTGCTGAGGGATCGGCAGCGTGGCCCGGAGGATGACCTCCACGCCCTTCCAGCGGCCGGTCGCTTCGGCCGACCAGAAGCCGGGGGCGTAGCCCTCCCGCTGGCGGAACGTCCAGCCGGGGCCGGAGTTGCCAAGGTCGCGCACGACCTTCTCCGCCTGCTGGCAGTGGGGCACGGTGGCCGGGGAGATGAGGCCCTCGACGATGCCGCGCCGGTGGGGCGGCAGCGTCCAGGCGGCGATCGGGAAGCGATCGCGCATCTCGGCGAGGACGAGGACGTCGTGGTCGGGGGTCATTCGCTCGCACCGCCCTCCGGCTCGGGGGTGCCGGCCGCGTCGAACCAGGCGGTGGCGTCGGCCTTGGGCATGTCCCAATCGGCGGACATCGCGGTGGCGGCGGCCAGCGCGAGCGTCGCGTGCACCTGCGCCTCTGCGGCCAGCGCTGCACCGGTGACGGGGTCGGCGCCGTCGCCGTAGGTGAAGTGGTTCGCCTGGTCGGCGAGCCGCTCGGCTTTGCGGTAGTGCTCGGGTCCGGTCATTCGGGGGTGTCTCCGATCGTGCGGATCTTGTCCAGGTCGGCGGCCTCACGGGCGAGCAGCGCCCGGGCCGCGTTCGCGGTCTCGGCGATGTGCGCGAGCATCCGGTCCGCGTTGCCCGGGACCTGGCCGTTCGCGCCCGGGTCGCGCAGCCACGCGGCGAGGGCCGACGCGACCATGACGACATCGCGGCTCACGTGCGCGGCCGCGGCCAGCGCGGTGCGGTCCTTACACGGCGGCGCCTGGTGGGTGGGGTCGAGATGCATGTCCCGCCAGGCCAGCAGCTCGCGGACGGGGTCCATGAGGTTGGTGGGGTTCGGGCCGGCGGGGATGACCTCGGCCGGGTCGACCTCGGCGGCCAGGAACGCGGCGAAGCTGTCGGCGGTCGCCCGGTCGGTGAAGGGCCCGTAGTCGCAGCCCTGCCCGGTCAGGCGGACGATCCAGCTCATGGCGCCACCGCCCCGGCCGCGGCGGACTCCAGGGTGTACGGGCGCATCGGCCACACCCGCGATACACCGTCGGCCTCGGCCGCCTTCCCCTTCTTCCGCAGGTAGTCGGCGAACGAGCTGGCCTGCTCGGCGTGCCAAGCCACTTGCCGGGCGTGCAGCTCGGCCAGCGACAGGCCGGCGATCTGCGGATTCGTCGCGGCGATGCGCCAGGCGACTCGCGCGGCGGCCAGCGCGTCGGCCTCACACCCGTGGGCCGTACCGTCCTGCATGGGCACGCCGTAGTGGGCCGCGGTGTCGGTCAGCTTGCGGGAGCCCTTCCTGTAGCGGTCGATGCCCTTGTCGATCACCAGCGGGTCGATGACGTGCAGCCGGTCCGGGAGCTGCACCGCAACGCCGTGGCGCCGCAACTCCCGGTCCAGCAAGGTGATGTCGTACGGCGCGTTGTACACGACCAGCGGCGTGGTGGCGCCGACGGTCCGGCCGATCAGCCAGGCGATCTCCGCGATCACCTCACGCGCCGGACGCCCATGCGCCCGGGCGTGCTCGGTGGTGACGCCATGGATCTTGGCGGCCTCGTCGGGGATCTCGACGCCCGGATCGGCGAGCCAGGCGGCGACGTCCGTACGGCCGGTGGCGCCGTCGACGTCAACGACGGCGGCCGTGACGATCCGCGCGGTCTCGACGTCGACGCCGGTGGTCTCGGTGTCGAACGCGATCATCCGGCCGTAGTGCCAGCCGCGGCGGCTCATGCCCTCACCTGCCCGGCCTGCACCGCGGCCAGGAACTCAGCCAGCTGCGCCACGTCGGCGGAGTCGGGAAGCAGCCCCTCGTACCGCTTCGCGAATGCGACCTCGATCTCCGCGGTGGAGTCGCCGGGCCAGGCCGCGATGATCTGCATCCACAGCCCGTCCACGCTCTGCCCAGCCGGAGGCGCGTCGGGCGGCGGCGGGGTGTCGACCGGCGGCTCCAGCTCGGCGACGCGTGTCCGGGCGGCGGACTCGACCGCGGTGGCGTCGACCGGCACACCGTGGTTGGCGGCGGCCTTCGCCGCGCCCCACACCTCGACGACCTTCTCCCGCGACTCCGCAGCTTGGATCTCCGCCACGAAGTCCCGGCCACCCGGCGCGGCCGCGGTGCCGGCCTCGATGGCCTGCCGCTCCGCGCCGCCGATCGCCACCGCCGACGTGTTCCCGGCGAGCAGTTGCCCGGCCGTCGCGCCGCGCAACTCGACGGCCACGACCGGGAAGTGCTTCGTCTGGCCGGCCGCGACCCGTGTGCGCTGCTCGATCCGCAGCCGTACGGGGATCATCGCGGCGTCGCCGATGGAGCCCTTCATCACGTCCACCGCGGCGGCCATCTCGTTCGCCGAGTAGTACGAGTGCGTCTCGACCCGCCATGCCCCGATGTCCGGCATCGACGGCAAGATGACGTTCAGCCGTGTCGTGACCTTGCACGCCTCGTCGCGCGGCGCGACCTCGTGGAACGCGTCGCCCCACTGCGCCCGGCACACGCACGGCTCGTCCGATAGCGACTCGGTCATGCCGTCGCACCGGCGCTGCGCGCCGCCCCGCGACCACAGCTCGTACGACTGCGACAGTGGATCCCCCGGCGGAAGGACCGCGTCCAGGGTGGGCGCATCGGTGATCACGCGCCACTGCGCGGCGCCGTTCCCGAGCGGCTGCCATTTCTCCGGCGTGCCGCCCCACACCTCGGCGGCCGCGCGCACGTAGTGCTCGGCGTGCGAGGTGACCACCCACGTCTCCGACTTCACTGGCCGCGGCTTCTTACCGGACACGTCGGTGTAGCCCGTACGGAGCCGGCCGAGTTCGCGGGCCTGGCGCTGGAGGGTCAGGATCCGTCCGGCCATGTCAGGCCACCCCCTTCACGGCGCGCAGCACCGGCGCCTTGATCGGCTTGTGGGTCTTCAGATCGAGGGCGTGCGCGTAGTAGGCGACGCCGAGCAGAGACAGGAACGTGAGGTGCGCCAGCTCGTCGGCGGGCAGCGGCACGAACCCGTAGCCCTGCTGCCGGCGAGTGGTCTTCTGGCGCAGGTTGAGGATCGCCGCACCCGCGAACTCCGGGACCTCGACCTCGCTGTCGTCCGGCAGGACCGCGACGTCCGCGTAGCGGAGCGCGGCGAGCTGGAGGACGTGGTCGCGGTACACCGTGCTGGCCGGCTTCGTGAGCGACGTCTTGATGTCGACCAGCCACAGGCCCCGGTCGTACGGCTTCGGCAGGTGCCGCAGGTTCACCCAGAGGTCCGCCGTCCCGCCGTACCGCAGCGTCGGCCGCGACCGCGAGAACACCGTCACCTCGGCGGACTCGACGTCCTGCTCGATGTCGACGCCGAAATCGTTCATCCACTCCTGGTAGGAGTCGATGAACGGAGCGACGCGCTCGTCCTCCGGTATCGGCTGACCGAGCACGAGGGCCTCGGCGTGGTGGTGGACGAGGGAGCCGAGGTCGCGGCGGTTGTCCCACACCGTGCGGTGGTGGGCCTTGGCCTCGCGCAGGAACTCCTGCCGCGCCTCCTCAGTACGGGAGGCGCGGACGGCGGCGGGAAGGTGGTCGACGATGTACTCGGCGGTGGCCTTGGCCGCGGCCGGGGCGAGGGCGGGCTTGGCCCATTCGGACAGGGCGTTGGTCACGGACATGACCGATGCGCCGTCGGCAGGGTCGTCGTAGTAGCGGCCGTTGTCGGTGGCGCGTGCCAGCTTCGGATCGGTCACCGGGCACCCCCACCGCATCCGCGGTCGGGGCACTCGGTGTGCCGCTCCGGCAGCACGGCGAGCAGCGCCCGGAGGGTGAGCGTCAGCGCGCCGGCCGCGAGGCGGCGGCGGACGCCGCCCCCGGCGCAGCGGGCGCAGTACTGGCCGAGCGGCACACCGTGGCCGCACGTCCACGCCGGGCCGGTCACCGCGCACCGCCCTCGGCGACGTCCTTGCCGTACGGGTCCGGCGCGTACACGATCGCGTAGCGTCGGCCGGGCTTGCCCAACGGCGGCCGCCAACCGGCGGCCGTCCGCTCGACGTAGTACGCCGGCCCCTTCTCCTCCGGCCAGCCGGCCAGGCACGCCAGCGCGTGGTCCCGGGACTCGCACGGGCGGATCCGCTCGGGGACCCCGTACGCCACGGCGTGCCGCGGCTCCCGGATCGCAGTCTTGCGGGCGGTCACCGTGCACCACCCCGCCGCTTCGCGTTGTGCCGCGCCGTGTGGTTGGCCATGGCGGACGCGAGATCGGACTTGCTCCGGGCCGTGATCGGCTGGCCGCACTGGCCGCAGGTCTGGGTCTGCTGCGCCTGGTGCTCCTGGCCGGTCGGCTTGCGCCGCCTCTCGCCCCTCACCGGACACCGCCCGGGGTGAGGGATGCGCGGATCCGCCGGGACTCTTCCAGCTTGGTGCGCAGCGACTCGACCTCGTCGACCAGCGCGGGCACCAGCTCGGCCGTCTCGTCCTTGGTCAGCGTGCCGTACGAGGCGCTCAGCTTCGTCTCGTCGAGCGGGACGTACCGGCGGAGGCGCGCCAGCTTCGGCGCCTCGTACGCACACGGCGCGCCGTCGATGCGCTCGTACGTGAGCACCACGACGTGCACCACGGAGCTGTCGTCCGTACGCCGCGCGGCGGTGTCGGTGTCCCTGATGGTGACGAGGTAGTCCAGGCCGGGGATGGCGACCTCGGTCCCGACCTCGATCTCCTCCATGTAGGTCGGGACGCCGATCTTCCCGGCCAGCTCCGCCGCGGGGATCACGACGTGCTCCCCGGTACCTCGACCACCGTCGGGCGCTCCACCAACCGCACCGTGTCCTGCTCACCAGGACGGACGTGCGTGATGCCGGACATGACGGGGATCCCGTCGCTGTCCCGCTCGGTGCCCTCCCATTTCAGGTACAGGTCGCCGAACCGGCCGTAGCGGTCAACGACCGTGACCAGGGTCTCGTCGCGGATAATCCGGTCGCCGACGCGGACGGCCCAGACGGAGACGTCGACGCCCAGCCCGTCGGCCGGGACCCCCGGCACGGCGCTCACGCCGCACCGCCGGTGGGCCCGGCCGTGTCGCTCCCGGCGAGCAGCGCGTGGACCTCGGCCTTGCGGTAACGGCGGTGCCCGCCGAGCGTACGGATCGAGGTGAGCTTGCCGGCCTTGGCCCAGCGAGTGACGGTCTTCGGGTCGACGCGAAACATCGCGGCGACCTCGGCCGGGGTCAGCAGCTCGTCGATCGACGCTGTCGTCCGACCTCGGTTCGGTACAGTTGCCATCGGAGTGCATCTCCTTTTCTGGCCCCCTCGCGGCTGCATCCGCGTGGGGGCCGACTCATGTGTCAGGCAGAGCTGGTCGTACGGGGCTTGATCCGCCGCGCGTGACCACGCGGCTCGATACGGGCCACGCCCGGCGGCGCGGCCTCGGAGGTGGTGGGGGAGCGGCGGGCCGGGATCGTCCCGGGCGCCTGCTCGGGGAGCCGTTCGCCGGCCGCGACGATCGCGGCCATGTCGGATTCGCGGAGGCGGATCTGGCCGGCGACCAGGACGTGCGGGATCTCGCCGTCGCTGGCCTTGCGTTTGATCCACGACGCCTTGCAGGCGAGCCGCTCGGCGGCCTGCTCCGGCGTGTACAGCTGCGGCGCGGTCACCGGTCACCACCCGGGCGGCCGGTCGTGCCGACCGTTCCGGTGCCCTGGCAGCAGGGGCAGGGCACCGGGTGGCCGTTGGCGCTGACCCGGCCGGAGCCGCCGCACTCTCCGCAGGGCGGCATCAGGACGCCTCCCTGGCCGTGGCCGTCTCCGGCTCGCTGGTGTCGGGGTAGGCCCAGATGTCCTCGACTCGGACCCCGAAGGCTCGCGCGATGCGGATCCGTACGTCGTCGCTGGCGCCCACCTCCCCCGCCTCGATCCGGCAGTAGAACGCCTTGCTGATCTCGGCTGCGGAGGTGATGGCCCGCAGCGACATGCGGCGTTCCTTACGAAGGCAGCGCATCCGCTCCCCCCACCGGACTCGGATGTCGTCGTTCACGCGATCAGTGTCTGTCGACGCGCGACTAGTGTCAATAGGTATGCGACTCTTTGCCCGTAAGACTTGTGTCGCTTGACAAGCGACACTTTGCGATCAGACGATGACTCCGTGGAGGAGAAGGACCGCAGGGAAGTCCTCGCCGCGGCTGGCCGATGGCTCAAAGCCCAGCGCGAGCGACGCAACCTCACCGCACGCGAGATCGCCGCGCGCCTCGACGTCCTTCCACAGACCGTCTACAACTGGGAGTCCGGCAAGTCCGGCCTCGACGACGACCGCGCCCAGGACATCTCCCGCCTCTTCGGCATGGACCTCATTGAGGTCCGCCGCAACCTCGGCCTGTGGGTACCGGACGACGATCAGACGGACGTGCCAGCGGACCGCGACGAACGGCTCGCCCACGCCGAGGCCATCGCCAACCGCGCCGCCGACGAGCTCGAACGACTCCGCGAGGAACTCCGCCAGCTACGTGGCGACCGCGGCGAGACCGCCTGACCCTTGACACCAACCACGACCGGGAACACGATCGCGAGAAACACCGCGAAACCCCCGGAGGTACGCGAAACATGCGACTCACGTGGATCGGCAGCGACCCCAACTCCCGTTCCGGGAACAGCCCCGCCCTATACAAGACCGACCGCGCCGACAGAAGTACCTGGGGCGTCCAGGGCTGGCTGATCACAGACCCCGACGCGCAAGCCGACATCCGCCGCTGCGCCCCGAACGAGACGGTCGTCGAGGTCCCAGAGGAGATCCTCGAAATGTACCGCCGCCACCGGTCCCCGCTGCGCCGCCTGACCCGCTGGCTCCGGGGCGGCCAGTGAGGCGCACCGTCGCCCCTGACGACGTTCTCCAGCTCGTCGCCACCGCGCGAAGCCTGGCGTTCAAGTTCGAGCAGCTCGACAGCTACCTCGTCGACGTTGACGACGACGTCGAGGTGTTCGAACGATGGCTGCGCGGCGAAGCCGACCCCACGGAGGGACTCGACGACTGGCTCGACCTGATGCGCGAGCTGACGAGCAGCGGGCGCGCCGTACGGCGCGCCCGTGTCGTCACCCTCCCGCCCACCGACTACGTCAGGTTCGAGGCCGCCGCCGTACCGGCCAGCCACGCGGCCGGCGAGGAGATCCACTACATGTCCCGCGCCGATGCAGCCGGCCTGCCCGAGCACGACTTCTGGCTGCTGGACGACGACCGCGTCCTGATCATGCACTTCGACGACACCGGGATGCCGACCGCCCACGACCTCACCGACAACCCCGCCGAGGTCGCTCGGCACCAGGCGTGGGCCGACCTCGCGTGGCAGCGCGCCACCCCGTACGACGCGTTCTCCCACCACTTCAAGTAAGGCAACCCGTGTCCAGCGTCCAGCGACAGCGCGAAGCGCTCGGCCACCGCCTCCGCCAGCTCCGCAAGGACGCCCGCCTCACCAACCGAGCGCTCGCCGCCAAGCTGAAGTGGCCGCCATCCAAGGTGTCCAAGCTGGAGAATGGCCAGCAGACCCCGACCCGCGACGACATCGAAGCCTGGTGCAAAGCCCTCGACGAAGGCCACACCGTGGCCGACCTGGTCGACCGGCTGGCCGACCTGAAGTCCCTGTACAGCGAATACCGGGACCGGTACCGTCTCGGCGCCCGCAGCGTGCAGATCGTCCTCGGCGACCTCGAAGCGGGCACCGAGACGTTCCGCGTCGTCGAGACGGCCGTCGTCCCCGGGCTGCTCCAGACCCCTGACTATGCGCGCTCCCTGCTCTCCGAGGCCATCGACTTCAACGACGGCGCCGACGATCTCGACGCCGCCGTCGCGCAGCGCATGGCACGGCAGTCGATCCTCTACGACAGCCACCGCCGGTTCCACGTCGTGGTCAGCGAGGCCGTGCTGTGGCACCGTGTCGCGACGGTGGACGTGATGGCCGCGCAGATCGACCGGCTCGGCATGCTCACCGCCGCCCGGCAGGTGCGGCTCGGGATCGTGCCGTTCAGCGCGACCTGGCGGCTGTCGCCGGCGCACGCGTTCTGGATCTACGACGACACCACGGTGGTCGTCGAGACGATCGCCGCAGACGTGACGCTGACTCAGCCTGACGAGATCGCCACGTACGTCCGGGCATTCGAGGCGTACGCAGGGTCGGCGGTGTACGGGGCGCCGGCGCGTCGGATCCTCACCGAGGCGCTGGTCAAGCTCGACGAGTCGCCGGAGTGATTCTCCGAATTTCTCGTGGAACGTTCGTTTCGCAAAGTTTCTCGAACAGGCGAGAAACGCCATTGAGCTGCGATCTTTGCACGTCATAGCGTCATCGCGACCACAGCGGCCAATGCAGGGGCGGCAGGTGAGCGCGATGGCGGACGCCACGATCGACGAGATGCAGGCCCGGTGCAGCGGGTGGCAGATCACCCCCGACGGGAACGCGACGACCGGCAGGTACTGGTCGGCGCGGCCTGCGGCCGAGGCGTTCAAGCCGCCGACGTTCACGTACGAGCAGCTGCAGCGCGGCCTGCGGACCGTCGTCTACCAGGCGGACCTCCTGCTGCTCGGCCGCGCCATCGCCGAGCAGGACCGGCTACGCCAGGAGATGCGCGACGCTGGCGAGGTGCCGTTCGACGGCCAGGTCTACGTACCGGGTGACTCTGTCCCTGCGTCGGTCGGCCTTGCGGTGGTCCGTCATGGATGAGCCCGCGCACCAGGACGCGGACGGCCCGTGGTGGGAGCCACCCGCCGAACTCGACCTGCCGAAGTGGTGGATACGGCAGACCCTCGGCGGATCGATCCAGGCGCGGCACCGCACGAATCCCCGCAGCAGCAGGGAGCCGGACGGCGTCGACGACGTGACCGTTGACATGGACGAAGAGCAGCCGTGGCGGGTTCTCGCCGCGAAGTGTCGCAGTAACGAGCTCGGCGCGACGATACGCGCCCGCGAATTCCACGAGGTGAGGAGATGGGGATGACCGACGGGTGGAAGAAGTCATCGTTCAGCGCGGGGGACGGGAACTGTGTCGAGCTGCGCTGGCGGCGCTCCGACGTCGAGGGCAACAACCGCAACTCTGTCGAGCTGGCCCGCGCCGGCGATGGGGTGTGCGTCCGGAACAGCCGCTTCCCCGACGGCGCGCAGTTGCGTTTCACGCCTGCCGAGATCGAGGCGTTCATCCTCGGAGTGAAGGCTGGGGACTTCGACGATCTCCTGCCGCACGGCAGCGACGCGGCGGAAGTCTGACACTGGGATGACCTGCAAGCAGCACCATTACGGGGCGCGCTCCCGTGTCCGGCAAGGCAACGGGTCGTACCTGATCACCGAGGAATGCACGAATCCCGAGTGTTCGCACGTGGTGCGGCGGACCGAGCCGGCAGGGTCGAGCAAGTCCACGACGTTCTTCGTCGGCGGGAAGCGCAAGAAGAAGAAGTAGGACCGGCGCGGCGGCCCGCGCAATCTCCGGGTTTCGCGTCACGAACGAACCGCGGGGTGAACACAGCGCGGAGCCGCCGTGCCTCGCTCGGGGCCGGCATGCGGGATCCCCACCCGCCGCGCGGCCGGACCAACCCCCCGCGTCCGGCCGCACCGGCCCCGCGCGATACAGCGCCGCGCACCCGCCGCCACGGGGCGCGGCGCCTCTCACATCACCACTCGATCAGCAGGAGACCGGTGAACCGCCTACGGCGTAAGGGATATGGACGGGTCGCGCCGCGCTGGGCGCGGCCCGTGCGCGCGCCGCCGCAAGGCGACGAGCAGGGTTTACGGGGGATCACGGCCGAATCCGGTCGTGCCGTAACCCTGGTGATCACGCTGCCCATCGGAGCAAACTCCTGCATCGTGCAAGTAAATGGCTGACATTCCGTCGGTAAACCAGCGAGTCAGGAGGGTGGGGATGACGAGGAGGGGGGTCGAGATCAACGACCGAGCAAGACCCACGGGAACAAGCCAGAGCCGCCATCCAGCGGCTACGCCAAGTCGCAGGGGAGGCCAGCAGGGTCGCGGGAGAAGCCAACGCGGAAGCAGACCAGCTCGAACGGGGCCTCGGGTACGTCACCGACGCTGAGGCGCGACGGCGCCGCGCCGCGCTCACCCTCATCAAGGGCGGCGCCATCGGCGTCATCACCAGCGTGATCGCCACGCTCGGCCGATGGATGACGGCACAACCTCTGGCCGCCGGGACGGTGGCGAGCATGGTGGTCGGGGCAGCAGTCGGCGCCGGAGTGATCATCGGCGGCACGCTAGAGCAGCGGCTCGGCCCGCCGGAGACGGTGCCCGTACCCGTACCGAGCACCGGCACCGGCCAGCCAACCGACCCGTCAGCCCGGAGCCCGACCAGGCCGCCCCCTCGCGGACGCCCGTCGGCAACCCCCAGGCCGACGGACACGTCCGCCGCCAGGCCGACGCCGACACCCAGCGCATCACCGACACTGGAACCAACAACACCGACGGCGGAGCCCACGGTCCCGACCGGGACGCCGGACGCTCCGCCGTCGGACAGCACACCGACCGGCGCGGCACCGCCCGCGTCGGACACCCCGGCCCCCGGCGTAGCACCACCGACGGACCGGCCGACCACGCAACAGCCGGACGAGCCGCCCCCCGCGAGCGACCAGACCGGACCAGGGCCGCCGTGCATCAGCGTGCTCGGCATCAAGGTGTGCATCTAGCAAGAGACCGAGGACGGCCCGCTCTGGACCCCGGCGGCCGCCCTCATTCTTTTGACCACGAACGGGGAGACAGCCATGGGATACGCCGAGCTACGCCACGGACGCGGCGGCGACTATTACCGCGGCCGCTACAAGATCGCCACGGGCCGGTACGGCACCGTGTGTGACGACCACGGCCGCACCATCCGCTACGCCCGCAAGCGCAACGCGAAGCAGGCCGCCGACCTCGCAGAAGCCGAACAGCGCAACACCACAGCCCCGAGCGCGCCCACCCAGCTCGGTGCGTTCATCAACGACCGCTGGTGGCCCGCCCAAGACCTCGCCCCCGCCACCATGGACTACTACCGCGGCGCCCTCGAACTGCACATCCTCCCGTTCTTCGGCACGGACCGGGAGTTCGCCAGCATCACCGCGTTCGACATCACCGCGTTCGAGACCGCGCTGCGCCGCGACGGATACGCCGAGCACACCATCGCCGGCATCCGCGCCACCCTGCACACCGTCTGCTCCGACGCCGTCGACGCCGGCCTCATCCCTGCCAACCCCGCCGCCCGCAGGCGCCGCCGCGGCCGCGTCGCCGGCCGCATCCCCGGACGCCAGCCCCGCAAGATCTGGGCAACCCCACTCCAGACGCTCCTGATCGCCGAACGCGCCGCCGCCCTGACCGGCCGGGATGACGAGTTCATCCAAGTCATCACGATCGCCTGGTCGGCGCTGCGCTGGGGCGAGTCCCTCGGCCTCACCCCCGCCGACCACCGGAACCGGCGACTACGGATCGAACGGCAGATCCACGAACTCAACGGCCGGTTCCTGCGCGAGGCGCCGAAGGACGACTCCTACCGCAGCGACGAGATCACGATGGCCCTGGACGTGCCGCCGTTCCTCGGCGAGCTGCTCACGGCGCAGGAGGCGCGGGCGCGCCGCTGCCGCTGCACGCCCGGCAGCGCATCACCCGCGCGGCCGCTGTGCGAGGGCGACACCTACCTGTTCACGACACCAGGCGGCGCGCATCCGCGGCGCAGCAACTTCGACCGTCGGGTCTGGCACCCGGCGGTCGAGGGCTGGTACCCCGGCCGGGGCGGGAAGGACCCGTGGCCAGCGCGCCCCGTCCTCGCCGACGCCACGGTCCCGTTCCCGGGGCGGCTAATCCAGGCGTGGCCGGCCGCCGAACCCGGGCAGCCGTACACGCCGCCGTCCGGGCGCGGGATCGTGCGTGTCCCGGAGGATGTTCCGGTGGCGAGTTGGGTGCCGGTCCGGCCGGGCCTGGATGTCCATGGGCTGCGGCACAGCCATAAGACGTGGATGGCTGAGGACGAGATCGACCCGAAGTTGCAGTACGCGCGCATGGGCCACTCGCTGCGCGGTGGAGGGGATGTGGGGATGATGTACACCCACATCACCGACGCCATGCGGGCGAAGGCGGTGGAGGCGTTGCAGCGGCGGTGGGAGGACGCGCTCGCCGCCCGGGCGCGGATCAGCGCGCACAGCGCGGTGTCTATTCTGGACAATCTGCTTGCCGAGCATCGGCGGCGGTGCACACTGAGAGCCGTACGGACAGCATGAGCGTGGCCGGACCCGGCCATCCGGGCGGGTAGCCCGTTGCGGACACGCCGCGCGTCGTAGACGCTGACGAAGAAAGTTCTCCCGAACCTTCTCCCCACAACCACATAGAGACGTCCTCGTTTGGCCGTTTGGCCTGGTGGAGGCAAGGGGATTCGAACCCCTGACCCCCTGCTTGCAAACCGAGTCGCCGCAGATCCACGACCAGCGGCGGCGACTGTTTGACCAGTACAGACGCAGAGTCTGACCGAGCCTCACGCCTTCTGAGGGCGTCTCACACACAAGATCCACTCCCGGTTTTCTCCCGGGAGAGGGTCGAGACCCCCAGGAGACCCCCAGATGCAGGCCCATCGCGCGCGGCACGCGCGCAGAGTTCGAACCCCCCGCCCCTTCACTAGCGCTGTCGCGCGCCGCGCCGTCACCCTCTGGGTCGAGACGCTGGTCGCCGTCGCGCTCGGCACCGTCGCGATCGTGTCCGACCAGCCGATGATCCTCGACGCCCACCCGGCCGCCGCCACCGCGCCGGCCGTCATCGAGCACCGTGGCTACACCGGGTCGGGATGCACGGAGAACACGACGTGCGCGTTCCGCGCCGGCCTGGCGCGCGGCGCCGACGCCGTCGAGATGGACGTCCGGTTCACCCGCACCGGCTGGCCGGTCGTGATGCACGACGCGACGGTCGACCGTACGACCCGCGGCGCCGGCCGGGTCAGCTCGATGACGACTGGCCAGTTCACGAAGCTGCGTACGGACGACGGTGGCCACCCGCCCACGCTCGCGCAGGCCCTGGCCGCTGTGCGGGCGGCGGGCGGCCGGGCGCTGGTCGAGCTGAAGACCGCGCCGTCGAAGACGCAGATGGCCCGGTTCAACGCGAAGGCCAAGGCATCCGGACTGTCCCGCAGCCGGATCACCGTGCAGTCGTTCAACTCGGCGGCGGTGTGGACGGCGAAGCGCTCCGGCTGGCGCGCGGTGCGGCTCCTGTCGTACGCGACGACTGCGACCTGGACGTGGGCGTACGCGGGCATCGCGGTCCCGTACGGCAAGGTCACCGCGGCCGGGGTCGCGACCGAGCACGCGCACGGCGTCGACGTCTACGCGTGGACCGTCGACGACCCGACGGCGTGGCCACGGCTGGCGGCGGCCGGCGTGGATGGGATCATCACCGGCGCCGATCCGGCGGTGGTCAAGGCCGCGATCGGGGGTGCGGCATGACGGACCGCGCCGAGTACATCGCCGGGCTCCGCCAGCTGGCCGACCTGCTGGAAGCGCACGACGAGCTGCCGCTGCCGGTTGAAGGCCGCATCAGCGCGATCAACTTCCACTTCCTATTCGACGACGATCCGCGGACCGCGCTGGCTGATGCCGTACGCGCCATGCCGATCTCGCTGGCCAAGAACGACCCTGCGAGTAGCGACTACGCCGAGACGTACTTCGAGCTGGCGGGTTACCTGCGCGGTCTGGAGGTCAAGCTCGTCGCGTTCCGTGAGCAGGTGTGTGAGCGGGTCGTGGTGGACCGGCGTGAGGTGACGGTGGAGGTGCCGGATCCGGAGGCGTTGGCCGAGGTGCCGACGGTGACGGAGACGCACACGGTGGAGACGGTCGAGTGGCGCTGCCACCCGGTCCTCGCCCCGGCCGTGGACGGGGGTGCGTGATGTCGGGGGCCGACGAGATCCGGGCCGCGATCACCGACGTGCTCTGCGGCTGGATGGACGATCAGGTGGCCATCGCCACCATCGAGTCCAGCACCGCCGCCCTCATGGACCGCGTCATCGAGCCCTGGACGCGTGATCTCGAAGGACTCCGCGACGATCTGCGCCGCCAGCTCGAAGCCGAGCTGGACGCGATGCGCCGGGACCGGAACGCGCAGCTCAAGTACGGCACGAACGAACACCAGCGCGCCGACCGGGCGGAGGAGCACGTCCGTGAGGTGACCGCCGCCTACGAGATCGCGATGCAGCAGCGCGACGAGGCCCGCGCCGCGTTTGCCCGCGTGCGGGCGGAGCACAGCCCCGACTCGGACGGCAACTGCGTGGGCTGCGGCGCGGACGGTCACGAGAACCCGATCCCGATCAGCGAGTGCCGCACGCTGGCCGCGCTCGACGGCA